GCCTTTTCCGGCAAACCGCCAGGAGTGGCGGTTTCGACTATTCGCAAATTCTGCGGAAAATTTCAATTGTAAGTTCTGCGGCGGCTCTTTTTCTGTCTGCTGTATAGCCTTTGCGCTTGCTTTTTAATGCTTTTTCTGCTTGTTCAAGGTTTCCAACTCCCCAAGATGCCGCTTTGTTGAGTTTTTCCCATTCATTCGGTGCAACTTTTACGGCTTTAAGTGTTGCCGTGTTGATCTCGTAATTGTCTTTGTCTTCCGGGTGTAAATCTTCGCAAACCGGAATATATTCATGCGTTCCCATGTTTTCGCCGATATTCCAGACAAAAAAGCGAACAGGGATTTTCTCAACGATTTCAAAAATATCAGTTTTTTCACAAAGTGTAGAAGTGCTATAAATTTTGTTGTTTTCAAATTTTAACGTTTTCATATTTTCCCTTTCTGGTCTGCCTTCATCAGAGCCGGGCGACCATCCCACGGCTGACGCTCCAGATCGGAGCGTTTCGGCTATGCTATGCAGATTTCAAATTTATAAAATTTCCGAAAGCTGCAAAATCTGCGCTTCGCTTAAATGATCAATAACCACATTTCCGTTTGTGTCGCTCAATTCGTATTCATCCGGAAGAGTAGTAAAGCCGTCAAACTGATTCGAAATATAATAACCTTTGCTTTCTAATAATGTTGTTGCTGTTTTTATATCTTTCATGTTGTAACCTCACTTTCGTGTTTCATTTGATATACTAATGGTACACGATAATAGATTATAATACAATTGACACAATACACGAAAATAGACGACGCAAAACAGCAGTTTATTGTGCAATATGATACATGAGAATAGACGTTGACATGGTGTGAAAAATCTATTATCATATATAAAAAGAAAAGAGGTGTGACGCATGGCAAATTATGGAGTAAACGGATATATTGACTTTTCCAAGCTGTGGAATATCTTAGATAAGAAAGAATATAATAAACAGTGGCTAAAGAATAACGGAATCCATTCTAATACTGTAGCGAAGCTGACCAAAAACGAAAATGTAACTTGTGAAGTTATATGTAATTTATGCAAACTGTTAAATTGCCAGCCGGGCGATATTATGGAATATAAAAATAATTAAAATACATGAAAATAGACTATTGACATATACACGATAATAGACTATAATACAACCATAGCAAAGAGATAGAGTAAAGGCGAAAGTCAGGAAAGGGGAACGGCATATGAAGATCAAAGGAATCGGGGTAGTAAAGAAAGAAGGTGCAATGAGCATCCTAACCAGAGAGGGAAGAGAAGCAGTAAAGAGTGGAGACATTACACTGGAAGAGCTTGGCGAGATGTACAAGCTCGAAATGGTAAAGAGATCATCCAAGATCGGACGGAACAGAGATACATTCCGCGAATCGTATAAGTGGATTCCGGACGATCTAAAAGAAGAACTTACGCCGGAACAGCTTGGAAGGCTCGTAGATAGCTTCTATGAGTGCTACGGAGCAGGAAAGAACGCATAAGAAAGAGAGCGGGAAAGATTAAACATCTAACCCGCTCTTTTTCTTTCACTCGAAATGCTATTATTTCAATCCGCGATCCGGGGAATTACTCCGGATACCACGCGCAGAGCATCCACTACACGCGACACAAAACATAAATTAAATGTTTTGCTTTTACTAAAAAGACTATTGTTTCAATCCGTGGTCGCCGGGATCGCTGGCGGCACCACATCGGCAAGCATCCGTGCCGTGTGACATATCTATAGTCTATCATAAGATCGGGCAAAATGTAAGTAAATATTTAACAAAGGGCAACTTTTCTGGCTGCCTTTTTTTGCCATGTCCAAAATCAACAACGCATCCGGGCATATCTTACAAAATCTCCGAAAAGCCGTAAATAAACTATAAAACTTTTCTTAAATTTTTATAAACAAGGCTAGTTGTGTCAGGTCTTTGACAAGTCCCAAAATGATAGAATAGTATCAGTTTTTACAAAAAATCGTCTGACAATCGTCTGACATAACACGACACAATCGTCTGACGTCGCTTTTTCAGAACTATGTTTCTCTTTCTCTATCTTTTTCTTAATCTTTTAAATTAATAATAATATACTGTATCTAAAGCCTATAGGTTTATAGTAAGTGTATATCCGCGCACACGCGCGGCGTAAGTATATAATACCACCTTAAAAAATTGGGGGTTGACTTTAAACACGGAAATAGTGTATACCAAAAGCATGGAGAGATAAAACGGATTGGAGGTGTGAAATATATGCAGGATATAGAGAGTGTAGATATCGCAAGGCTTATAGTAGATCTAGGTACAGTACAGATATACACATCAACTGTGCAAGATTTAATAGACAACGCTTGTATAGAATTTCACATCGAAGATTTGTTAAAAGCTGGACAGAGACAATGGAAAGCTGTTATGCAGTATGTTGGTATGCATTTATTTCCGGATACATCGGTATTAAAAGACAAGACTTTGAAACCTCTTGGTAATGCAACTATACCGACTAACTGTAACAGGTATGACAGAGAGGTATTGTATAGGCTTTGTGATTATTATATATACATCTCCAATGTGTATAGCAAGTTGGTAAGTACGGTAGCATTTAGTTATTTTTGTAATATACCTACAACAACATTTGACCTGTGGAAAGATGAGGAATCAAGTTCGTTGGCTTTTAAGATTTGGCAAAAATTGCAGCGATCACGCAAGGATTGCATCCTTGATCGTGCGTACGACTCCAACAGCCCTGTAGGAACCATGTTCGTGGGAAATAACGAATTCGGCATGAATCAGCCCGGAATTGGAGATAATGCCACCCAAAGAAGGGCAATTACAGCGCAGGAGCTGCCAAGATTGGACGAGAAAAAGAGCCAAGAATTGCACGCAATTGATACACAATTCACAGATGCAGCGGTAAATAATACGGTTTAAATTGTGTGTGGTTATTCTACAATTCACAAATGCAGTAATATCAAGGGTTGTAGCGCTTTAACTATTTGTGAACTATTCGGAAAAGTTAGGTTTTGCGAATAGTTGCAAGGGTATGATATGAATTGTGTTAAAACAATTTGATTTTCACACAATGACAACAAAACGAAACGGAAAATATTTTAGATTTCCATTTTTGCAGGAAAAGGATGGGGGAGGGGGTCTGACAGAAAGACCACCGGGCGGCTACTAAGTCCCTCAAATACCTCAAAAAATAAAAAGCCACTTACAAAACAACACCCATTGACTTTCACCGTAAATAGGCTTTAATAAACTTAAACAATTCACTTTCACGTTGCGAATCGCAACTACATTTCCAAAAAATTTTTAAAAACAAAAAGAGGTAAAGCACTATGAGGACATTGATTGAGTATATCCGTTCATGTCTCTGTAAGCATGATTGGGAACTTTTGTTCAATACAGACATCATGGATGGCGATAAGTTGTTTAATAGCATAAAAGTGTATCGTTGCAGGAAATGTGGGTTAGCAAAGCGATACAAGGCTAGATAGGAGAGCAAATATGTTAGATGCCAATAGTTGTTGTGGCACTTGCGAATACAGCACATATGACAAGGTTAATGGTTATGTTTGCGTGAATGACAAAAGCGATTATGTCGCTGATTTTGTTGAATACAGCCATTCATGCGATTTCTGGGAACAGAAACGGAGAAAACGGAAATGAAGAAAAGAGTATTAGCAATTATCCTTTGTATGACAATCGCGTTAGGTGTTGTTGGATGCAGTTCAAATAACTGCCGTAATAGTGCTGAAGAACACATTCTTGAAACAATAGGTGAAGACACAGAGTATGAGATTTTTTACGATAAGGACACAAAGGTTATGTATTGTAGGGCATACAGGGGCGGAGTTACTCCAATGTATAATGCAGACGGTACATTGAGACTTTACAATGAGGATTCAAACAATGAATGAAACATTGATGAAAACCGAGTATTCCACAGCATTTGATGAAAAGCGCAAAGGTTTGATTGAACAGTCGTATTACAAATACGGATCGGCAAGAATGAACTTCTCCACAGGGAATGTGGATGCAATCGAAAGTTTGAAAATGTGCCTTGCCAAGTTTGAAGAGACCGGAAACCTCGAATATCTGTGTGACATTGCGAATTATGCTATGTTCCGGTTCATGTTTCCACAACAGGGCGAATATTTCGAACATACGAATTCTGATTCATCTGCCGGACTTTTCGGTATGAGCGTTAACGAAATGGAACGGTTCAAACAGGAACACAGCTTTGATGATGGGAGATATTGATATGATTTTAAATATAATCGCTACGGCGATAGATACCATTACGATACTTAACCTTATGATGTAACAAGTAAAGCAGACAGACAATTCAAACGCAATGGGGTATTTGCTTTCATACGCGATCTTTGCAATGAATGTTATGGTCATTTGGAGATAACAATATGACAATTTATGATCCAATATTTGGTATTTACTTTCTGCCGCCAATTTTGAGCGTGGTCGAAAGAATACATATAACAAAATCAAAGGAACCGGACAGCGCCGGAGATTTACTCGATCTGGATAGTGACGCCGAGCACCAGATCGAGTAAATCGGAGCATCCTGTATAGCTTAAGTCCGCAAGCGATAGTTCATTGCTGAATAATTGGTCTATCGGCGTTAGGCTTTGAATTACGTTTTCGGACGAATACAACATTGGGCTATCGCCAAACGGTAAGGCACAGGATTTTGATTCCTGCATTCCGGGTTCAAATCCAGGTAGCCTAACTGGTTACATGCTGACGTTCCATGTAGCCACGTATGTTTTTCATATGTACTTGAACCCTTGGTTGAGTGATTCAAGCATTTGGGTTCCTCCTTTCGCCACTAGGACGATTCTGTTAAGGACGGTGCGAGACCGTCCGGTGGTATTCTATCATGCGTCTATCCCACGGCGCATGATCGTGTGTAACGCATAGCACGTAAAACATATTGCTAACCGTCTTGTGGCGGTTCTGGGGAAGCGGCAACGATTGGCGGTGCTGCGGCTGACTGTAAATCAGTTCCCAAGTGGTAAACATTGTAGGTTCAATTCCTATCTTCCCCATTTAAACATGATTACCTCGGTGCAGATGGATTTTTCAATCCTGCCGAGACGCATGGTAATGAGTTGTTCCAATTCGAGATATTGGATTGACTGACAGCTTTTGCTTGAAAGTGATTTTAAGCAAGAAGATAGAAACTATCAACAATTCTGCGTGGTGTATCATCATAGAGAAGTCAAAAGCAGAATCCTTGTGGCTGACGAATAATAGACGCTTGCTGTGCAAGAATAATCCGTTGATGTGTGCGGTGTGAGAGACCACGGACTATATACGGAAAACTCATTAAGTCAGTTTGCCTTGAATCCGGGAAACCGGAGTATAACACAAGAAATTCGTTAAAGTAGCGGTATGGCAGAAACAAATAATCAAGGCTCTGCATGAACCAAAACATTCTGAAAGAACCGTGAAATTTGTGGGTATCAATCCCATTCGTGCTTGACAGGGGTAAGAAGCCAAGGGTCGCTCCCGGAAGCTCAGACTTATCTCCACGGCGGCTGAATATGACTGTATCTATGGTGGATAAAGGGAAACCTTAATCATGTTTACTTTGCAGTGTTCCCATAATGGTATTGGAACGGCTTGCTAAGCCGCCGGGCGTTTTTCGCCTTGTAGGTTCGAATCCTACACACTGCGCTTGCCCGAAATATGGCGTTGATGTGTGGCGGAATGGGTAAACGCTATGAAATGTCTATTGCAAAATGCAATACAGAGAAAGTGTTTCTCAGGGACATTATGAGAAAGTAAATCTTTTCTGCGAGGTTCAAATCCTCGCCACATCAATTCCTTATCTCCACTTAGTCGGGTGCTACTGCAATAGTTCCGGTCGATGGGAGACTTATGGATGGTAGCGGCATAATTGGTAACAGAAAACCCCTCCGTGATTAGAAATTGCAGATTTGAAAGCGGTTGGCATGGTTTGATCTGACAGGGTTCGATTCCCTGTGTCGCTATTCGATGGTTGATATTTACGCAAAATGGGGTGTGAGTATGATAAAAACATTGTGGAATATTTATATCAAACAAAAGACGCGGAATCTCACGAGGATTCCGATTTTTGCTATGATTGAGGTGTAATATGTGTGATTTTTGCGAAAACATAGCAATGGATAATGACGAATATTATGAAAAAGATACGCTGGTGGAGATTTTATTTTCAAAGACGAAAATGGATTTGGCGTGTTAATCGACACAGGAGACAGCGGTTGTCTTGGATATATAAAAAACAATTATTGCCCTATGTGCGGTAGAAAGTTGGTTTAGTAATGGCAGAACCTTTAAGTAAATTAGCAGAAAAATGTAAAAGTTGCCCCAAATCTGAAAAATGTGACCATAAAAGAATGGAGTTATGCGCTTTAGCGGATTTGCCACCACAAAATCTTTCAAGTGCTACACAAGGCATTTTGATAGACAATATGTCACCTATATTGAGGGAAGAAATAAAAAGCCCTTTAAGCCCATTTCGGTACAAAGACGAATTAGAAAAAGCACTAAATGATTTGCATTTTGGAAATATGTTTATGAATGGTGCTTAGAAAGTTGGTGGAAGAATGAAACCATTAGAAGAAATATTTTTTAGAGCTTGCGTGAATGAACAGAAAAGAAAATTGCATTCAAGCAATCGTGAATTAAGTATAAGAACTATTGGAAATATTTTTGAAAGGCTTGGATTTTCGTACAAGCAGTTAATGTATTATGTCAGAAAGTGGTCTGACAGGGGATTTTATGATTACGGAACAACGCTTGATTTGGGATGGTTTGAATTTGACAAACTGACCGGAGAATATAAACGGATTTATGATTCTATGACAAGTACGGACGGATGGAAAGATGGAGAGTTGGCAAATTATATTGTCAGCAATTCTTTTAATCGAGAGCGGATAACTAATTTTTCATTGAGAGAACATCTTGGAATCGGACAGGATAAAGAATTTTTTAATCCGTACAGAAAGGTGGAAGAATGAATGAATGAATTAACACAAAGCAAAGACGGATATATCGTATTTGACGAGAGCGGAACTTGCGCGCTTGCATATGGCGCAGCGGAAAAATGGTTCAAGACCTATGATGAAGCAATCAATTATGCTTTAGAAAAAGTTACTAAAAATTGTGAATTATTTAAAGACCGCATTGATTTTAACTCTGTAATTGTTTATGAGGGTTCAGAAGGATTTATGCATCAGTCGCACAGTATTCCTTGCGGAAAAGTGTTGTTTTGGTGGAAGAATCATAAATAGTTTGGTGGTGGATAAGAATGTGTGAATTTTGTGATAATGAATCGAAACAAATAATTGATGATAGAGAGAAGGATTCTATTTTGTACATTTCCGATTCAGAAAAAGAAATGAGAATTTTTCTTGAATATCTCAAAGAGAAAATGGACAACAACGGAAAAGAATGTTTCTTAGATGGAGAACATGATATTTTAAAAACAGAAAATTACAATGTTGTCTGTAAAAGTATTCATGGTACTCTACTTGGAGTCGGATATGGGTATTGTCTACATTACTGTTTTTCAAACAATTTTGATAAGAGTAAGTGCAACGATATGGAAAAATACTCGATGGAAGAAATTCTTGCGCACACAAGAGAGGGCGCAAAAGAAATATCGGAACTTGATATTTTGTATATGCTAGGATTAGTTTAAAAGGCGGTGGAATGATGGTTACACAGAAAGATGTCCACAATAGTATAGTTGTAAATGCAAACGTTTGGCAGAAAAGATATTTATCATTACAATGCGGTGGAAGCGTTGAAAAGATAAAGGAAGTCGAACAGGCAATGGCTAATATGATTAACGGCATTAGCAAGGCACTTAAAAATAGTGGGACAGATTATTTGAATAAACTTGATTTGTAAGCGAGGGATTTTATGAAACATCAAAAAGAATGGCGCACCTGCGACAGGTGCGGTGCTGAAATTGAAAAAGGAATACTGTGTGGAAATTTGATTACACAGAACAGCGTTTTTAACACTGTATACGACTTGTGCCCTAAGTGTATGGAAGATTTTGAGAGGTTTATGAGAAATGACAGTTAATATGGGAACCAAAACCTATGAAATGAGCCGTAAACAGGCAAAAGCTATCCTTGGAACGGCTAAGAAACTTGCAAATTGCAACATATACGGCATTGAAAAAGGTAATGTGGTGATTATGCTGAATGAAAAGTATGAGGACGATATTAGCCTTAAAAAAGCCGTAGAGGAGTATAAGAAGAAAGGGTTCAAGGTGCATTGGAAATGAAGAAAACACGTTCAAAAATTATAATCAAAACTAGAGCTGGCGGTTATACAAAGATTTATGCCAATGGAAAATGGCAAAAGAAAGTATGTGTTATTGATTATCACGCAGAATGCAGTAACAAGAATGGCATAAAGGTTACTTGCGAATTTGATAAACTGAAAACTGATAAAAACGGTTCAGCTATCTACGATGAAGATAAAAAAGATTTTGCAAAAGAACACGTAGTTGCAAGAATTTAAGGAGTGAGATTATGAAAATATCAGAGATGAATATTTCGGTTAGATTATACGCAATTTTACACAAGCACGGAATTGAAACCATTGAAGATATGAGTAATTACACACCTGATGACATCATTCGTTGGAAAGATATTGGGAGAAGGACATTAGAAGAATTATTAAGTACAATGAAAAGCAATAGCGTCAAATTTAAAGGAGAATAAATCATATGAAGAAGAAAATTATAGCAATTGTATTAGGATTGACATTGTGCTTGGGAATGACCGGATGCGCATCGTGGGACAGATTTGTGGTAGACATGAAAAGCGATGCAAATGGCGGTATGCAGAGAACCATTACTGTATACACGGCAGATGGTAAAGAACTTGCAACATATAAAGGCAAGATTGATATTGATACAAACGATGGTGGATATGTCAAGTTTGATTTTAACGGCAAGAGATATATCTACTACAACTGCTTTGTAGAAAGCATTGCGGATATTGATTAAGTGATATTACCGGCTACAGATTGATTGTAGTCGCTACCCTAAAACAGTTATAGGCAGAAGTCAAGGCACTTCTGCTTTTGCGGAGGTGCTTTTTATTTGGCTTCAAGGCAGTTAATCAATGCAGTAAATGGATATGAAAACTACATACAGAGAAAAGGCGTTGATGAACAGGTAATAGATGCCCTTTTGAAAGCGTGCAATGTGGCGATTCGGACGGAAAAAGACGTTGACTATGGATTGACTATAACCGAAAGAACAAAGGCTTTAATCAACGAATATACGCAGAAAAACGCGGGTGGTAGCATATGGGAACTTGAACGATATGCGCAGGATCACGACATTAAAGGCGGATACAAACTTGTGGATCAGTTCTATGAAGTCTTGCGATTAGAGAGCTTTTATCGTTTCGAGAGCTTTATTTACTTTATGGAGCGCAAAAGAAATTGGAGTAAACGGTTTTATTATCCACGCCGCAAGACGCTGAATATTGTCGCCCACGACCTTGAAGATTTGGAAAACCGGAAGATTAAATTTTACGGATTGTCAATGCCATCGCGTGTCGGTAAATCGACTATCTGTATTTTCTTTCTTGCGTGGGTAGCTTTGCGCAGACCAAACAGCCATAGTGCTATGGGCGGTCACTCCGGTATTTTGGCAAAAGGATTTTACAAAGAACTGATGAATCTTTTTACCACGGAAGAATATACGTTTGCTGAACTTTTTGCTTATTGGCATCCGGAATACGCAAACGCAACACTTCCGACAGACAAGAGCGCGGACGAATTTACGATTACGCTTGGAGATCCAGACAGATTTGCAACCGTAACGTGCCGCGGTATTGACGGAACATGGACAGGAGCGGTCGATGTTTCAAAAGATGGATATTTGTATGTCGATGATTTGGTTCGTGATCGAGAGCATTCATTAAGCCCTACTCGAATGGAAAACACATACCAAGAGTACCTAAACAAGATGGTTGACCGTAAAAATGACGGTGCAAGGGAATTGATGGTTGGTACTCTTTGGAATGTTTTAGATCCATTGGAGCGCATGAGAAAGCAATATGAGCATGATCCACAATACCGATTCCGTAAGATTCCGGCACTTAATGAAAATGACGAAAGCAATTTCGCGTATGAAATCAACGGATTTTCCACGGAATACTATCGGGATATGCGAGATAAGCTTGACAACGCCGAATGGATGGCTAAGTTTATGCAGCAACCATATGTCCGCGAGGGATTGCTTTATACGGATTTGAGACTATTTAACGGAATCCTACCGGACGGAGATTTTCGGAGAATCGGAGTTGTGGATGTCGCCTGGGGCGGCGGCGATAGCTTGTCAATGCCGATAGGGGCAGAATATGAAAACGGTGATGTTTATATTTACGATTGGGTATTCAACAAAGGCCCGAAAGAGGTAACAATTCCTCTTGTTGTCGGACGAATTATCGGGAATGAGATTCGGCAGACAAGATTTGAGGGCAATACCGGAGGAGATCTGTATTGCAAATATGTAGATGAAAAGTTGCAGGCGCAGGACTATAAATGCTCGTGCACAAGCAGAAAAGCACCAAACAATGTTGAAAAGTTATCAAAGATCATAGCATATTCCGGTGATGTTAAGAGAAAATTCATATTTCTTGATACGCACCGACCGACGCAGGAACAAATGAAGAAAGATTCAGATCTTGGAGTAACAAGATATTACAGAAATGACGAATATCAAGCGGCTATGGATGAACTCTCTATGTTTGTAAGCATTGGCGGTAATGACCACGACGATGCAGCAGACGGTTTAACTCAGCTTGAAATGTTTATAGAAAACCCGAACAATACCGCAAAGGTAGAAGCGGCAGTAAACCCATTTAGGAGGTATTAGGATATGACAACGGACAAATATCTTTCACAAATAAGCAGAATTGACCATGCGATTGCAAATAAGCTGGAAGAAATCAAAAGGCTATCCGATATGGCAACATCTATATCCATATCTCCGAAAGAGGTAGATGTGCAATCATCCGGCAATCCCGATAAAATGGGGAGCGCGGTATCGAAAATTGTTGATTTACAGAATGAGATCCAGACGCTTGTAGATGAATTGGTTGATAAAAGACGGATTATCATATCGCAAATCGACAGTATGGATAATACAGATGTATATATCGTGCTTTCATCACACTATGTAAATGGAAAAGATTGGAACTTGATTTCTGTTGAGATGAAATATTCCTACAGAAACATTATGAAACTTAGGAAAAGAGCATTGCAGGAGTTTGAAAGACGTTATGGACAACTTTATTCTGAAAAGAGTGCATAAAAGTACACAATAGTTCACACTCTTTCACAACATTTCCCAAAACTTGCATGGTATACTAAAAGAGTAGAAAAAACAAAATCCTACAACCCCAAAAGCATATAACCCGTAAAAGACACTGTCAGAAATGGCGGTGTTTTTTATTTACAAGAAAGAGACTTCTATGGAAAAAGTAACTATATATTGCCCGGATTGTGGAAGAATTGCCGGACATTATGATGGGAGATCTACGATAGATCATCCGTGTAAATGTAAAAAATGCAATCATATTGTGATTTATCGCGTGGCAACAGGCAAAGTTGAAACAAAGCCAATACCAAAACGCGCTTGCAGTAGTGGAGTTTTATTTATATGAACACACAGTATTTTCACGACCTTGTAAAAGGCAGATATGGAAGAAAAATTGCATATGCTAACGTAGAACAGATTACGGCAGACAATATCGTGAATGTTGTCGGAAACTGCATTGGTGCATTTTATTTCAACAAGACGATCATCCGTTATCTGTGGAACTATTACAAGGGCGATCAGCCTGTATTGTACCGAACAAAGGTACAGAATGCGGATATAACCAATAAGGTGCCTGAAAACCATGCCTATGAGATTGTTCAATTCAAGGTTGGTCAGACTTACGGTGAGCCAATTCAGCTTATCAGTAGGAAAGACGATGACCGTATAAACAATGCGGTTGATGAATTTAACGATTATCTGACCGATGCCAATAAGCAGGAAAAGGACATTAAGGCAGGGGAGTGGCAATCAGCAACCGGAACGTCATTTAAGGCGGTACAGATTACAAAAAATGGAGATATACCATTTAGAATTGTTGCACCAACACCAATGAACACTTTTGTTATCTATAGTCGTTCCACAGAAGAACCACTTTTAGCAATCCAAGAGCTTAAGGACGCCGATGGACAGATGTATAAACTCTGCTACACGGATTCATACGAATGCAAGATTGTAAATGGAGAGGTTCGAGATTGGAAACTGCATGGCTTTGGTGGAATCCCGATTGTTGAGTTTCCGAACAACCATGAGCGAATTTCTGATATTGAGCTTGTAATCGGACTATTGGATGCAATCAATACAATGCAGTCAAACCGAATGGATGGCGTTGAGCAGTTTGTTCAGTTTTGGATAAAGTTTGTAAATTGCGACATTGACCCGGAAACCTTTGAAAAAATGAAGATTTCCCATGCGCTGACGGTAAAATCCAATAATGAGCAGAATAAATCAGATGTTGACATTATGACGCAGGAGCTGAATCAGACAGAGTGCCAAGTCGCAAAGGATGATTTGTGGGATAATGCACAGTCCATTCTTGCCATACCAAATAAGAACAACAATAATTCCGGTGGAGATACACAGGGAGCGGTTGAACTTAGAAACGGATGGGATTTCTCAAAGTCGAGAGCAAAACTGAAAGACCCAATTGTAAAGTCTGCTGAAAAAAGGCTTGCGAAAGTTGTTTTGAACGTGATTCGCATACAGGATCACGATTTGGGATTGAGTTTGCGTGACTTTGATGTTCAGATTAACCATAGCCCACAAGACAATATGTACACCAAGTCACAGACCCTATATCAGCTTTTACAAGCCGGTATTCATCCACTTGTGGCAATTAAATCTGTCGGGCTTTGGGGAGATGCAGAAAAGACATTCTTGTTGTCAAAACCATACTTGGACAATCTGTGGAAAACCATTGATGATGTAGAAGCGCAGGAACAAAAAGCACAAGAGTTGATAAATAAAATGAATACAGATGGCACACAGAGCCAGACAAACAAAGATAAGACAGTCACCGAGTAATCGGCGGCTGTTTTTATTTTATAAAAATTCGCAAAGTTGTGAGCGTAAAAATCAACAATGTCGTTCGGTGTCGTTGCACCGTATAAAAATTCGTATGACAAATCGGAGGTAATGAATGAAGAGAGAAGATCTGATTGCTATGGGATTAAGCGAGGAAAACGCAGACAAGATCATGGCAGATTACGGAAGTTCCGTACAAAAAGCCAAAGCAAAGGCTGACGAGTACAAGACAAAGGCTGACAAAGCTGAAGAGTTGCAGAAGCAACTCGATGATATTGAACAGGGAAAGCTCACGGAAGTCGAGCAGGCAAATAAGAACCTTGAAAAAGCCAATGCGAGAATCGCGGAACTTGAAAAAGCGCAGGCAATAGCCACGCAGAGAGCCGATGCCGCATCTAAATTTAATGTTACCGCAGAGCAGGCAGCACAAATCGTAAAAGACGATGGCAGTTTTGATTATGACGTTCTTGGAAAGATTATCTCTGAAAAAGAGACCGCCGCAGCACAAGCCAAGGAGCAGGAGATTGCAAAAGGCAGTACGAATCCGGGAGGTGGCACGGCTGGCGGCGATAAAGCCGGTACAGATAATAAGACAAATGCTGAAAAGATAGCAGAAAGCCTTATATCTAACGCACCTAAGAACAATGACGTTTTATCACATTACATTCAGCAATAACAGGAGGTAAGAAATGGCAAAGGAAATGAATATGCAGTATGAAAAGACTTTATACGCAGGAGATGTTCAGATTTTAAAGAGAGAGCCTAATGAAGCAATCCCATTAACACTTGATTTTGATGGCGTGACAACTAAAAACGCACAGGGCAAGAAGATTGTCAAAGCAGGTACTCCAATCGGAGCAAATGGCAAGGCTGACAATACGGCTACGGTAGTGGGTATTTTGAGATTTGATGTAACAGAGGACAGGCCACAAGGAGTGCTGCTTAAGAAAGCATATCTTAACACGAAAGTAGCAGAAGCGCATTCCGGCGTTACATATGACGCAGAAGTTAAGACAGCTCTTCCAATGATTGTATTTGAATAATAACAGGAGGTAAATAGATGTTAATTAATGAAGTATTAGACAGTAAGTCTATCGCATTATCGGCAACAGAAAACGCTAGTAATCAGATACCTTATCTTGGTTTACAGTGGTTTCCAGAAAGAAAGAAGCAGGGACTTGATTTAAGTTGGATTAAGACACACAAGGGTTTGCCGGTTTCACTTGCGCCATCTAATTTTGACACAATCCCAACTCTTAGAGCTAGAGGCGGATTAAGTAAGGAAAAAACACAGATGGCATTTTTCCGCGAGGGAATGACAGTTGGTGAAGAGGAAATGCTTGAAATCGAGCGTATTCAATCAGAAGACGACCCTTACCTTGCAAGTGCTTTATCAAGCGTATATGACGATACTAACAACCTTGTAAGCGGTGCAGAAGTTGTGCCGGAGCGTATGAGAATGTCACTTCTTTCTACAAATGCAGGCCATCCGGTAATTGCTATTGTAAGTGATGGCGTTCAGTACGCTTATGATTACGATAAGGATGGCTCATACGCAAAAGACCATTACGCAAAGTTATCCGGCACAAGCATGTGGAGCGATACAGCTAATTCAAAGCCACTTACAGACCTTAACAATGCAAGAAAGAAGTTACAGAAGCAGGGTAAGATTGCTAGATACGCACTTATGAACAGCAATACATTCCAATATCTGCTTGACAATGCACAAATAAGAAACTCAATTCTTGCACAGAACCTTACAGCAACTATTGAGGTTGACGATGATACTGTTATTTCGGTGGTACAGAAGAGGGCGAAGCTCACTATCGTACTTTACGATAAGATGTACATTGATGATGATGGCAAAGAGCAGTACTTCTACCCGGATAACAAGGTTACACTTCTTCCAGAAGGCAGCCTTGGCAGCACTTGGTTTGGCACTACACCAGAAGAAAGAACTGCAAGACAGGTAGCTGATGTTGATGTAACAACATATGGTGTAGGTATTACAGTCGCTACAAAGACAGAGTATGGACCGCCTATGAAGATGTCAACATTTGCATCCGAGGTTGTACTTCCATCATACGAGAATATGGATAGCACATTCGTATATGAGGTTCATAGCGAATAGTAGGGGGGTGCAACTATGAAATATCCATATATAGTGATTCATAATGGTAAATGGTATAACGCAGGAGAAGAGGTGCCGGAGAGTAATTCTCCGGTATCTTCCGTTGGGTATACAAAGACCGAAATCAACAGAATGAGTACCGCAGACTTGCAGAAACTTGCCGCAGAGCAAGGGATTGAAAATGCACAAGCGACAAGCGGTGCGGAACTGAAAGAAATTCTGATTGCAAAATTTAATCTGTAGGAGGTTAGTTTCATGGAATTAAAAGATACAGTTGAAATGATGAATAGTTCCGATTATAAGGAGCGTTTTAGAGCGGAATATCAGCAGGTTGTTATTCGCTATCAGAAATTAAAGGCTATGCTTGAAAAGTGGGATGCCGGAAAACTTGATTTTGAACCTACATGTCCTAGAAGCACTTACAATATGCAGATTAAGGCAATGACTGACTATATTGCAGTACTTGAAGCAAGAGCAGTTATGGAAAGTGTAGAGTTGTAGGAGGAAATGCTTTATGTCATACACACTTGTCGAACAGGTAAAGATTCGTTTAAAACAATTTCATATAGAAGAGGTAGAGGATGAAGCGACCGGGGAAAAGTCCGATAAAGTTGTGTTTGATGAAAAAGAATGTAACCCTTTGATTGAACAGCTTTTAGAGCAGGCAAGAAAAGAGATTATCAGCAGACGGAACTATCCGGACACATACACGCAAGACCAGATTGACAGTGATGTTAAGAACTATGAAAACATTATGGTCAATTTGGCAGTGTACGACCGGTCGCAGGCAGGAGAAGCATACATGGCAAGTTTCTCAGAAAACGGTGTGAGCCGGACATGGAAAGACCGTGAAAGCCTTTTTGTCGGAGTGTTTCCGTTTGTAAAAGCAATGTAATTAAAGAAGATTGAGCGTGACCATTATGGTTGCAGGCGGCGCACATTAAGCGGTGGTGGGCAGTGCGTCAAAAGGAGATTCAAATGAAAAGTATTTTGATTCAAACTTATCTTGTGGCACTTCCGATAGTGCTCGGATATATAGTTTGGCTTCTTAAACAACAAAAGAAAAGCAGGGATGCGAATAGTAAAGGAACAATGCTCCTTTTGCGCGTCCAGCTTATTGAATACCATGCAAAGTACACCAGAATCGGAGAAATACCGTCATATGCCTATCAAAACTTCTGTGAGATGTATGATGCGTACCATGCGTTAGGTGGAAATGGAATGGTTACGAAAATGAAACATGAGATTGAAGAGATTCATATAGGGAAAGGAGATAAAAGTCATGAGGAATTGGAAGGATTGGACTAAAAAAGCCGGAATCCGAGCAATCAAGACGGTTGCACAGGCGGCGGTTGCCGGAATTGGAACGGCGGCATTTATGGGCGCGGTGGATTGGAAATATGTTCTTTCTGCATCAGTCCTTGCCGGAGTGTTATCACTTCTGACAAGTGTTGCCGGAATCCCAGAGGAAAACACCAATGCTTGACATTAACAAGCAGAAAATGAAATATTCGCAATCCGGTCAGAGGATATTCATCCCACAAACTGACGAAAATGGAGATATTGTCTATGAAGGGTACAAGGATTCCGATGGGAACTTTGTGCCTTATTTAGATTCCGAAGGCAACAAGATTCCAAAAGGCGAGGAAGTTGAAGGGTTTTCAGAACCTACGACATTCAAAGCCAATATCAGCAATAAGTTGTCGGAAGCACTTGTGAAAGAATTTGGAATTGATGATAGTACATCATACTGTCAGCTTGTCACGGATAAAGGATATTTGTCACTGAAAGCCGGTGATGTGGTGTGGAAACGCTCGGAAGTCAAACGCACTGATGATGGGCTTGTTGATTCAGAAACCGCAGACTACATCGTAAAAGGCGTTGCAGACGAAGGACTGACCACGGATTTGTTTCTTCTTCGGAAGAATATTAAGTAGGTGATTGCATGGCAAAGAAAACTATTTCAATGACATTATCCTCTAAATCCATACAAGCCGCCATAAAGGAATTAGAAAAGTACCGCGATAGTTTACAAGCTAAATGTGATTTACTTGTTTCTAGGCTTGCACAGATAGGTCAGACGGTGGCAATACAACACATATCGGAATCCCCATTAGGAAACACGATAACGGTAAGGGTAGATAAAGCACCGCAGTTAATGACCTCGAATGCGATTCTGATTGCAACCGGAAAAACGGTAACGTCAGAAGATAGAGAACCGTTCTATACTTTGTTGGCGGTAGAGTTTGGAGCCGGTATTTTTTATAATTCCGCAGAGAACCCCAAAGCACCGGAACTTGGATTCGGTGTCGGCACTTATCCTGGGCAAATACACGCTTTTGAAGATGGTTGGTACTATTGGGACGATAAGACCGAAACATGGCGTTATACCCACGGTATCAAAGCCACAATGCCTATGTATAATGCGGAACAACAGATTATTCAACAGTATGTAAAGATTGCAAGGGAGGTATTCGGTGGAAAATGAGTTAAATAGTTGGGCACTTGATTTTGAAGATACCGTTTACCGATTGTTGAAAGTTTACATGGAAAGCAAAGAAAGCGGAATCAAGGTGACGCAGGACGATGAATCAAACGGAACACCTGTTTTTCCAACACTTCTTATACAACAGATTGGATTTACAGAAGCCGGGAGAGATACAGAGTCTTATTTTATTAACGCAATTCGCCCAACATTTCAAATTACAATAACAAATAAAGGGAAAAGAGAAAAGATTAAGGACATTGCAGAGTATGCAGTGTCCTTTTTTAAATCAAAAAATTTTGATGTGTCAAATGCTGTGTTCACGATTTCCAAGCAAGTGCGCACGGCAACTTTTCGCGTATCGCGAATTATTGGAGCGTATGAAAATTTAGCATAGCCGCAAGGCAGAAAGGAAGCAGAAAATCATGGCATCAACAAGTTATAAGTCGCGTGTGATTATTAAAGAGCACACAGCGGAACAAGCCGACTTTGCAGGGACTTACAACCTTTTACTTGCTGCAAAGTCTATTCCATCTCCGGCATCTCCACCAAACACGGTTGAGTCAACCACGATGGAAGACCCACAGCAGACATTTGAGAAAGGTATTAAGACAGCGGATTCCCGGGAAATCACCGGAAACCTTGCAAAAGAATATCTGGAAAACATCGAAAAGCTGGGAGATAAAAAGGTTGACATTATCCACCTGTACGGTACAGATGGAATCGGTGGCGTGGCAAAATACGCATACACCGGAACTGTTACCGCGACACCGAATGATGTAGGCGGTGTAGATGAAATCCTTGAAATGACCGCAACTGTTATCCCAAGCACAGCATCGGAACTCGTTACCGACAAGCTGAAAGTTGTTGATAACAACGATGGAACATTTACCGTGACGGTAGTGGGGTAAAAAGCCTATCGGATGAGCAATCGACCACACCGATAGGCGAGGACGAACGGTCGATAGCAGAACTTGAAGCAATAAGATAAGCAACAATGGGGCGGTGGAAACACTGCCCCTTGCCAATTAGGGCAGAAAGGCAAGGTAAAACATGAAAGTTAAATTAGGTGGAAAAGAATATACAATTCAGTTTGCAACAAGACCATCGTTAAAATCACATATCTTACAGGATATTATGAAGACACAGGACATGGAAGATATTTCTTCTATGGAAGATATTCTTCTTGAAACACTTCCTAAGACGCTTCTTGTAGGATTGCAGATGCATCACAATGAAGAATTTGGATATGATTACAAAACAAACGAAGGCTACGATGAGCAGCTTGAGAAGGTGTCTGACATTCTCTATGATGCGATTGACACAAACGAGATTAACTGCATGGATTTATTTGCTGATATGCAGGAGGAAATGATGGCAAACGGTTTTTTAGCGCAGATGATGGAGTCGTTGGAGAAAGCGCAGGAGCAGGAGCAGGAGCAGGAGAAGAAAAAGACCCCATCCAAAGCGAAAGCCAAGAATTAACATGGGAATATTACGTTGCGGAAATCCGTCCGTTTTACCTTATGGTAACGAAAGGCTACGGATTTTCCGTTGATGATATAGATATGATGAATCCAGAGTTGCTTAAGCCTTATGTGGATGCATATAAGGCAGAATGGAAGCAACGCGATATGGAAATGTATATGTGGTTCGGCAGATATGCAACGTCAGCACTTGTGACCGCAATAGACGCGACATTCGGTAAGGGTAATAGTAAGTATGTGAAAGAAACTTGCTATGATTCCATCGAAAAGCAGAATACGGACGATCCCGATGCGGAGATACGAGAAATGCTTAAGGCAGAAGAAGCATGGGCGGCTGAATCAAGGAAATCACATTTACCAAAGCCAAAGATAGTTTAAGAAAAGAGGTATTGCTATGGCAGTAATTATCGGAAGTGCGCGGCACGATGAACACGGCAACTGCTATTCTGGTGGAAAAGCCGGTGACCAGACCGGACAGGAAGTGTCTACACAGAAGTTTTATAACCATTCTAAAGGATGGTACGTGCTAAGGGCGAAGGACGATAGGGTTGCGGAGAAGTTAGCCGAAGCTATGCAGATTGCATCTGGCAATAAAAATATCGGCTATGACCAATCGGAACGCTACGGAGTCATTAAACATGGCATTAACACAAAGGTCAAGACGGAATGCGATTGTTCTTCTCTTGTACGTGCTTGTATTATCTATGCATCCGGTAAGGATGTGGGAGATTTCAATACATCTAATGAACGACCGGTAATTTTGAAATCCAGTTTGTTTGATGATATGGGTTCTTATCATGCAGGGTTTATTCTTCGCAACGGAGATATTCTTGTGACACGCACAAAAGGGCACACAGTTATTGTTGTAAAAGGCGCAAAGAAATGCAAAACCAAGTATTATCCGAAGTATAAGGGAAACTCAAGCTCAATCGTTGAAGCATTAAAAGCGGTTGGGGAAGATGATGTGTCGAAAGAACATCGTGCGGAAATCGCAAAGAAGAACGGATTTTCCAATTTCAAGTTTACATCAGAGGAAAATTCAAAGATGATTTATCTTCTGAAAAAGGGAAAACTGAAAAAGTAATTCAAGGGCGGTAAGGGTCAAATCTTACCGTCTTTTTAACCGGCTATCAATGTGGAAGATAGCCGCCAACCTAAAAAAGTTATAGGAAGTTGGTGGATAAATGGAATTAGAGTCTCTTGAAATAAAAATTCAAGCACAGGCACAACAGGCAAGCGGCCAGATAGATGCGCTTGTGACAAGACTTGGGAGATTATCTTCCGCGCTTTCTGGACTTAGTACCGGGAATCTGAATAGTCTTTCCACAGGGGTAAGCCGACTTGCAGGGGCAATGACGGCAATGCGTGGAATTGATACACGGACTTTTTCTGCGGTTGCAAGAAATGTAAGCAAATTAGGCTCTATCAACAGCAAGCAGATTAATGCTGCGGCTGGTTCTATGCGTCAGATTTCCAATGCATTAAAAGGGATTTCTGGAATGTCGGCATCCGTTAAGGGTCTGACCGACCTTGCATCTGCAATCAAACAGCTTGGCTACCAGAGTTCCACCAAGGCGATTGAAAATATCCCGAAACTTGCCACGGCAATGCGACAGCTTATGTCCGAACTGTCGAAAGCCCCTAGTGTAAGCCGGAATATTATTGACATGACAAATGCATTGGCAAAATTATCACGTACCGGTGGAGCGGCAGGAACAGCGGCAAAAAGCATCACAAGCTCATTTAGCGGATTTAGTTCCGGTGCTTCTGCGGTTACTAAGAAGTCGTTTTCCCTTGCGTCTGCAATCGGAAAAGTGTATGCAACGTATTGGGCTTTATTTCGCGGATTTAGGCTACTTGGAGACGCTATTGACATATCATCCTCACTGACAGAGGTTGAGAACGTTGTAAGGCAGACATTCGGGCAGTATGAAAGTCTAATTAACAATTTCGCAAAAACATCCATTGAAAAATTTGGTATGTCCGAATTGTCCGCGAAACAGTTTGCAAGCCGTTTCCAAGCAATGGGAACCGCCCTTGATATTCCACAGGGGAAAATGGCAAATATGTCTATCCGGTTGACAGAATTAGCCGGAGATATGGCTTCCTTTTATGATGTGAGTCAAGAAGATATTGCCAAGAGTCTGCAATCTGTATTTTCCGGTACTACGGCACCTATGCGGCGTTATGGTATCGACTTGACACAGGCAACATTAAAGGAATGGGCGTTAAAGCAAGGACTTGATGCGAACATTTCTTCAATGACGCAGGCTGAAAAAGCCATGTTGCGTTATCAGTATGTGCTTGCGCATACAACCAATATCACCGGAGATTTCGCACGTACAGCCGATACATGGCATAACCAGATAACCATGCTTAAAGAGAACTTCAAAGCACTTGGAGCGGTTGTTGGTGGTGGTTTAATCAATGCATTCAAGCCATTTATCAAGGTACTTAATTCAGTTCTGCAAAAGGTTATTTCCTTCGCAGAGATGGTAACAAATGCTTTAGGTTCTATCTTCGGATGGAAGTATGAAGCAAGTAAAGGGGCAGGAATCAGCGGTCTTGCTGATGATATTGGAAGCGCATCTGACGGCATGGACGATTTAAGCAATGCCGCAGGAAACGCAGGGAAAAACACGGGTGGTATCGCAAAAAATGCCAAGAAAGCAAAAAAGGAAATCCAACAGGCAACTCGTGCATTTGATGAATTAAAGGTTATTTCAAAACAAAGTAAAGATAATACTTCCGGTTCCGGGAATAAAGGTTCTGGTTCTGGATCTGGTTCAGGTGCTGGTGGCGGCACCGGTGCTGATGGTGGATTAGTTCAGACGGACACCATCTTTAAGAAATTCAAAAGCAAAATCAAAGACCTTGAACAGTTGGGAGAGTCTATTTCCGGTGCGTTAATTAACGCAATGAAAAAAATTAAATGGGAAAAAGTGTATGCAAAAGCTGAAGGTTTTGGAAGGGGATTAGCCAAATTCCTTAACGGACTATTTAAAGGGCAAAAAGGAACAACGCTTTTCGGAGAAACCGGAAAACTGATCGCAAATTCATTAAACACGGTGCTTCATGGATTGGATTCGTTTGGAACGACATTTAATTGGAAGCAATTTGGAAATTCAATCGCAGACGGAATAAACAAGTTTTTCCAAAACTTTGACTTTGCATTATTGGCTAAAACGCTTAATTCGTGGGCGCAGGGCGCGTTTGATACAGTTACGACAGCATTAAGTAAAATTTCATGGAAGGATGTATGGAACGGAGCAAAGGAGTTTTTAAGCAACCTAGATGTAAAAACAGTTGGAATCATAATCGGTGCGCTGACAATCAAAAAAATTCTTGGATTACATCTTGCAAAAACCGCACTTGATATAATCGGAACTTCCATTTCAAAAGCAATAGCTGGTTCACTTGCATCAAGGCTTGGCGTTGAAATTGCGGCAAATGAGGGAATCTCGGCAGTATTGTCTACCGCTTTGTCAAAAAAAATAGGTGGGGCGTTTGCTACACTTGGAACAACTGTTTCAGCTGGTGTCAAAGCTTTATTCGGTAGCGGTGCGGCAGAGAGCGCACTTTCTTTTATCAGCCCGGTAGCAAAAGCTATAACCGGGATTGGCTCTGTTGCGATTGGCGCATTTACTGCAATATCAAACTTTGTGACCATGTTAAAGAACGGATTCAGTTGGCTTAATGAAGCACTTATGCTTGTCGGAGTTACGATTACGGCAGTCGGAGCGGTTATTTTAGGGGTAGCGGCAGCACCTGCAGCGATTACCGCAGGAATAGTAGCCGGTGTTGCAACGGCGGCTGTAGTAGTCAAGGATCATTGGAAAGAAATAAAAGGAATTTTCTCAAAAGCAGGAGATTGGTTTAATACTAATGTGATTAAGCCAATAAGCGGTTTTTTTAAGGGATTATGGGAATCTGTTTCCGGTTTTTTCTCTTCTTTATGGAAAGATATATCCGGTGTATGGAAAACAGTTTCTGGATGGTTCAATACTAATGTTATAACTCCTATTGTTTCATTTTTCCAAGGATTTTCGAAAAGAGTTGGTCAAATCTTTCAAGGATTGTGGATCATTGTCAAGGCTGTATGGATTGTTGTTTCTGATTGGTTTAAATCAAAGGTAATAGAGCCAATAAAGAAGAATTTTGAATTATTGAAATCGGCAGTATCAACCGCATTCAAGGTTCTATGGACAACTGTGAAATCTGTATGGGCGGTGGTTTCCGGTTGGTTTAAGGAGCATGTTACAACACCTATCAAGAATGCTTTTAGCTCAGCAAAAGAATCTATTCAGAAAGCTTTTAGCGCGGCAAAGACAGCGGTAACCGGTGCGTGGAATAGTGTTTCTAGTTGGTTTAAAGAACATGTAACCACCCCGATAAAAAATGCTTTCTCGAAGATGAAAGAAAGTGTAGCTGAAATATTCAGCAAATTATGGAATAGCGTGAAAAGTGGTGTTGCCGGGGCAATGAACACCGTAATTTCAAGAATTGAAACAGCAATAAATTCATTGATCGGTGGAGTGAATACCGTTTTGAGAGGGTTCAACAGTGTTGTTTCTGCGGCGGCTAAAGTAGCAAAGGTAAAGTGGAGCGGAGTCGATCTTGTGCCGAAAGTGAGCCTACCTAAAGTAAAGGCTTATGCAACGGGCGGTTTTATGGATAAATATAGCATAGCAACAGTTGGAGAAAATGGACTTCCGGAAATTATGGGAACAGTCGGAGGTAAGCCAGCGGTCGCAGGAAGCCAAGAAATTACCGGAATCAAAGATGCTATCAATTCAACATCTGCGCAAGAGGTTTCCTTACTGCGACAACAAAATCAGTTATTACAAGCTATTTTACAGAAAAATTTCGGAATTACTACAAACGACATAGGAAAAGCTGCAAGGGATTATGGTAGAGAACATTACAATCGAACCGGAGACAATGTATATGTTTTTTAGTGACTTCTATAATAGAACGTGATATAATTCTAAATAAATCATATCACAAGAAAGGAGTCATTATGAGAAACACAAAAAAATTATTAGTAGCGATGGGATTGGCATTTGCCGTTTTGATTTCGGCTATGCCAATCCAAAATGCAGATGGGGAACAGATTGTTGCACAGGCGGCAACTATCAAATTAAGCAGAAAGACTCTTAATTTAAAAATTGGAGAATCCGCAACATTAAAGATAAGCGGAATGAGGAAAACTGCTAAATGGAGTAGTGGCAATAAATATGTTGCTTCTGTAAACAAGTCTGGAAAAGTTCTGGCGGTTGGAGAAGGAACAACGTACGTAAAAGCAAAAATTGCAAAGAAAACGCTTTCTTGCAAAGTTACCGTCACTTCTTCCTTTAATGCGAACAAGGTAAAGAAAAACATCTCAATTGAATACCAAGATAGTGGTCATGGAGTTGTTGCTATCTTAAAAAACAACAACAAGGTAAATGTTGATCTGGACGCAAAACTTGTATACTACAAAAACGGTAAAATGCTGGATAGCAAAAGCGATTGTAACAGAGCTTTTGAATCCGGTAAGGAATGTGTTCTTTATTTTGACGCACCGAGCGATTCTGATTATAACGATGTTTCTTATGATAACTATAAAATGTCGTTGAGTGTTGATGAAGCAACAAATGCTGTTTGTGATGTTCGCAATATAATGGTTCAATCGGACATTGGAGCAGATAATGTTACGGTTGAAGCTACAAACGATTCCGGAAAAGATTTTTCATTTGTGAAAATTTCTTGCTTAATGTATGATGCATCTGGCAACTTGATCAAATATGATTATCATTATGCAGAATGTGAAAAGAATGGAGACACCGATTATTTCTCGTTTAGTTTTCCGTACGATTCAAATTACGATACGATCTATCCGAGCAGTTATAAGATATATGTTGATGAAGCATATACATATACTTGGTTACAATAAAAATTGAAAGATAAATGATACTTAAGCCGTGGAAACACGGCTTATTTTAATTCCAAAATCGGATTGACACAAAATCAAAAATAGTCTATCCTTATTACTAAGGAAACAACCTTATCCGTGAAGAAGCGGATTACTTACTTGAACGCCATACTGTACGAAAGAGGAAACCAATGTGATTTCACAAGTGGCTTCCTCTTTTTTATTCAGATAAAAATGTATGGAGGTAGACACGAATGAAAAAATCACAACTTATGCTTAAGATTCAAAACGGCATTGAGGTATTTGAGAATCCAATATTCGGACAGATCAGAATGGCCATGGTCGATGATGAACCGATGTTTTGCCTTATTGATGTTTGCAGGGCATTGGAAATTAAAAATGCTACAGACGTAGCAAAAAGGCTTGATGAAGATGAACTGACTAGATTAAATCTAGGCGGTCGTGCAGGAGAATCAAATTTCATTACAGAGAGCGGCTTATATGCGGTTATTCTTCGGAGTGATAAACCGAACGCAAAGAAGTTTCGCAAGTGGGTAACATCCGAGGTTCTCCCTACAATCCGTAAAACAGGTGGGTATGTCAATAATGATGAATTATTTATTTCTACTTACCTACCATATGCAGATGAAAACACTAAACTGATATTTTCACAGACATTAAAAACTGTTAGAGAGCAGAACGAAACCATTAAAAGACAGCAGAAAGAAATCATCCATAAGGAAGATGTTATTATCGGACTCGTTGATGATATTGACTTAGCGACTAAGAGACAGCGGATAACGCAGATTGTCCGTTTCGGTTCCGATGGAAAGTATCAAGAACGCTATTCGTTGCTTTATGGAGAATTTGAAAGGAAATATCGCTGCAACCTTAAATCAAGGATGGAAGGGTGCGCGCTCAAACCGAAAGTAAGAAACAAGATGGATTATATCGACAGGGAAATAGGAATGATTCCGCAGTTGTACGAAATCGCTTGCAAACTTTTTGAAAACGATGTAGAAAAGCTGAAATCTGAATGGGAATCAGTAGTAGCTTAAAATTTAATCAAATGGATAGCATCTACCAAACGGTAGGTGCTATTTTTATACCCATTTTTAGGAGGTAAACGATGGGATATGGCGGATATTTAGTAAAGTTTGGGAATTATACCATACCGAACAGTTTAATAAAGCAGGACACGTTTAGTTCCTATGTGAACATGCAGGACAAAGACCCTTGGACGGATGAAAACGGATATGAGCATCGTGATGCCGTGGAACTGAAAGCCTTAAAGGTTGAGTTTGAAACCAAAGCCATGCTGACCGAAAAGCAGTTTGATGATTTTTGGAAGAATATTGAAAAGAACTATACCAAGGCAAAGGAGCGCGGCGGCTATATCACGGCGTATGTGCCGGAGAAACGCGGGTATGTGACACAGTACGGATATATCGCTGATATTCAGCCTACGTTCTATTCTGTGGCACATGGGAAGATTAAGTACGACGCAATCAAATTTTCGTTTGTAGGTGGTGTATATGATAAATAGTAGTTTGAAAGAAAAGTATTGGGATTCAGCGACAGACAAGCAGATGGTCATATCTGTTGTTGGAACAAACCAGAAGATAGACAATTCGATGCTTGAAATCGGTACGTTTGCGCTCGAAGAAAGTCTTTGTTCGGAGTCTGAATTAAAGTTCGGAGCGTGCGAAGCGAATTGCGTAAAATTCACAGCACGAAACACCGCAGGAAACATTATTGGAAAGACAATCTCTATTGAAGAAACGATTGACGGAAATAGCAAAAATCCGATGCCATACGGAGTTTTTAAGGTGGCATCCGATGTTCCTACGGCTGACCGAACAAAACGGCAGATTACGGCATATGACGCGATGTACGACATTATCAATACGGATGTAAAATCTTGGTATGCAGGACTTAGCTTTCCTATGACATTTAAACAGTTCCGCGATAGCTTCTTTGCACATCTTGGAATCGCGCAAGTTGAAACAAACCTTGTCAACGATTCCATGACGGTCAATAAGACGATTGTAGCCGCACAGACGGACGATTCAAGCGCAGTCACAGAAGAATCCGCTATCAGTGGAAAAACCGTTGTAACGGCAATCTGTGAGATTAACGGATGCTTTGGTAATATCAACCGGAATGGCAAGTTTGAGTATGTCTTTCTGAAAGCAATCACAAGCGCACTTTATCCGGCAGAGGATTTGTTTCCATCTGACAATTTATTTCCGTCTGATGCAAACACAGAGTCTATGACCGGACACTACATCACGTTTGATTATGAGGACTTCCAAAGTAAGGCAATCACGCAGCTTGAAATCAAGACAAGTGAAGATAATGCCGGTGCTATTGTTGGAACTGCCGGAAACAACTATTCGATTACAGGAAACTTTCTTGTATCAGACAAGACCGGAGCGGAGCTGGAACAGATTGCAAATAACCTATTGCCTATTATGGCACAGGCGGCATACACACCGATTAAAAGTTGCACCTGTGTCGGAAATCCATGTCTGACACTTGGGGAACCAATCCGATTCAATACCACGAGAGAGATTGTTGAAACGTATCTGTTGCAGCGCACCCTAACCGGAGTGCAGAGCAAGAGAGATTCGATTTCGGCACAGGGAACGCAGACGCACTCTGCAAAGGTTAATTCTATCAGAGATACGATTGAAAGCGTGGAAAGACGTACCGGAAAGTTAGAACGAAATGCAGACCATCTTCAATCCACGTATGAGGATTTAGAGCAACAGACAAATACCAAGTTTGAGCAGACTACAAATAGCATTTCCGCAGAAGTCAATCGTGCGCAAAAAGCGGAAGGGCAATTAGACGCATCCTTGGAATTGAAGTTAGGCAGAGATGAGAACGACCAAGTCGTTTCTATGATTAACGCAAGCGCCGACCAGATTGTGTTACGCGGAAACCGATTGATTGTAGAGTGTAACAATTTCGAGCTGGACGCTCTTGGACGAGTACATATAATAGACTCTCTGCTTTTTGACAGCGGTGACGCATATGGAGTAGAGATATTAAGTCATGACGGAAGAAATAATGCATTTTTGCAGAACGTTAGGTTGGATTTATCGTCTGTTACTGACGCAAACGGGGAAAACTTGGCAACTGAAAGCTATGTAGATCAAGCCATTCCTGATATTCCGGTAAAAAATATAACGGCTTATCCAACAGGAACAACCAGCAACGCAACGATTAAAAAAGCAATTCGATTTTTAAATGTGATTGGTGGAGACAGCGGAACATATCAAATTCATGGCGAAGTATATACGATTGACACCGGATCTGATAGAAGAATCAAGGATCACATAACTGATTTGCCGGAAGAATTAGAATCCGCTTATCTAAAACTACATCCTGTTAAATTTAGATATAAGCCGGGGCTTAAATCTTCCGATAGCAGGCAATATCATTACGGCTTTATCTCACAGGAATTAGAAAAAGCCTTGTTAGATGTTGGAATTAGGGAACACGATACGTCATTATATGAATATCTTCCGGTTGATACGGATGAACACGTTGATTTATATGTCGATGATAAGTTGCATCACGTTAATTATCGAGAGCTTCATGCTATGCATGTTCAGATGATTCAAAAACAACAAAAGGAGATTGAAAAGTTAAAGCGAGAAAACAAAAATTTGAGTGAACAGATGAAGGACTTTGAGCAACGATTATCCGCACTAGAAAGGAGTGTGAGCCATGCAGAAAATATATAACCGCATCAACTGGGAGAATCTCCCAAGTGAAAAAACAGCGGTAAATGAATCCAATCTTAACAAGATGGACTTGGCGATTGACAATCTGGATGATCGCGTGGTTGCTATGGATGCATCCAAAGTTGACTTGACCAAGGCTAACGAACTTGTAAAGGAAATCCTTTGGGATGAATCTAACGGCACACTGACAGTTGTTAAGATGAACGGCTCCAAGGCTGTCATTGATACCAAGTTAGAAAAGTTGGCGGTCAACTTCAAGTATGATCCGGAAAGTCAGCAGTTGGTAATCACGCTTAACGATGGCACGGCGCAGAACGTGGACTTATCCGCGCTGATCACGCAGTATGAGTTCTTGGATTCTGATACAATCGCATTTGCAATCGGCAGTGACGGTAAGGTGTCCGCAATCGTGAAAGAGGGAAGTATCCAAGAAAAGCATCTGCGCCCGGATTATCTTGCAGACATTAAGGTTGAATCTGCAAAGGCTGTAGCATCTGCCAAAAGTGCAGGAGAATCCGAAACCAACGCGGCAAAATCTGCTACAGACGCCAAGGACAGCGCAGATCGGGCGCAGGGAATCGAAAGCGAGATTAACAAAAAACTCAAAATGGCAGAGTTTGATGTGAATGAGGATGGGGAGTTGGTTTATACGGACAATTCGGCATATAACTTTGTCGTTGACAATGACGGAAATTTAAATTGGGAGGTGGCTTAGAATGGCTATAGCAGGAAGAGTGGCAATTGTGCCAAAGGATGTCTATGACGCATCCTTGCCTTACAAGCGGTTAGATGCAGTAATGCATAACAACACGCTTTACATTGCGAAAAAGAATGTTCCGGCAGGGAAAACACCGGGAGCAGATACGAAAGACTATTGGATGAGCGGACCATCTGCAGGAGCAAGCGCGCCAGCGACAACCACATCTAACGGTCTAATGTCCGCAACCGACAAAAAAGCAATTGAGGTTTTGAAAAAACCGCTGGCTACTTGCGCGACAGGTCGAGCTGCGGCGGCTAAAGTTGCAACATTGGCAAACTTTGTATTACAAGTCGGTACGAGCATTGCAGTTAAATTTACGGATACGGCGGGCACAGCAAATCCAACAACCGGGAACCTTACACTTAATGTAAATGGCACCGGGGCGAAAACCATAGGATATGTTCGGAACGGGAATAAGGCGGCTATTTCTTATGCAAGCGGAAATTTCTTCTATAATAATGCGACCCATATATTTACTTATGATGGTACATTTTGGTTGTGCATGGACTGGAACGCTGATAACAATACAACATATTCCAATTTTGTAAAATCAGGTGCTGGTGCGAAAGCCGGTCTAGTTCCTGCACCATCGACTACAGCAGGAACGAGTAAATATCTAAGAGAAGATGGCACATGGCAAACACCACCGGACACGAAAACAAGTGTAGTGAATAATCAGACAACCACGGTTGCCGGATATGCGTTAGATGCAAGGCAGGCGAACCCGAATATAAACGGTACACTTGCGAAACAGGTAGCTGATTTAAACGGCAGTTTAGGAACTTTCGATTTTATCCCAGATGGTAGCAATTTAAATTATTACACATCTGGAGTATATATGATTGGGAACACTGATAAATTAAAAAATTCGCCAGGTGTAAGTTGGTCAATTCTCATTGCATTTGGCTCTGATTCTATATATAGTGCTCAAATCGTTATAAGTGTGATCGATAGCAAAAATAATATATATGTAAGAACCAAAAAAGAAACAAATGAATGGTGTCCTTGGTTTAAAAAATAAACAAAAATACAAATTAAAGTGTTCTCCACTCAGACCATTCAGTTGCCCATGCACAGTTGCGTATTTTAATGTAAGTACTAAAACCGCTAATAAGGATTTGGCACTCGAAATAAAGACCATTGTTTTCACCAAAACTGCCGTTTAAATAAGTTTAGTAACCCATAAATTTACACATAGAAAGGAATAAAAATATGGACAAAATAATTTTGAAAAACAAAACAGAGTTCGAGATCGCCGAAGGAGCGAGTCTCGGCAATATTCAGATTCAGTCGAAAGATTTTGACGGAATCAAGACAATCACAGATGCCTTCTCGGAAGAGAACATCTCAAAGGTCACATTTACACACAATGATCAGATTTCCGGCGAGTATGATGATCTTAAGTGCGATGGATTCTCATATATGCCGAACGTGGGAGAAGATGGCACAGAAGACGGTACATATACAGTAACCGTTAATCTGAGAACAAAGACAGAGATGGAAAAAGCCATTGATGAACTTAAAGCCGGGCATGAAGCAAACGCAGAAGCAATCCAAGAACTGGCAAGTATTACTGCAGAAAGTGAGGTGTAGGATATGGTTAAATTCTATGTGAGACGTATTCTTGTAGAAAAGAAGATGACGATTGATGAAGTGCCGATGCGTTGGCGCGCAAAAGTGCAAGAAGAGATTGAGAAACAGCTTTCCGCTTCTTTGCAATGACGTTTCCTGTCGAAATTTGCGACCGAAAAATGTTGAAATCATGCATATTGCAGTGATACTATGGACTTGTCCGAAAGGACGCTTCAAGTTCTGGCATGGGTGGGGTTTGGCATGGCTCCGCCCATAATTGGGGATTGACTATGCCGAACACACGTTCTATAATATCTGTATCGCTACATAGGGCACATGATTGGGGGTTTTAGGTTGGGAAAAGAGTACTACAAAAATGAAATCATTAAACTTATTGAAAAATGCGAAAATTTGCATTGGTTAAAAACCATATATGCATACATAAGTAACTTATTAAAATAGGAAAAGAGCCAAGGGTCTGCGCATTGCCCTTGGCTCTTTTTTACTTTTTGTCTGAAATCATATCTACTAAATTTTCTAAGGCTGTCCAATCGCTTTCGCTTAATTTGCACAGTGCAGAAACAAGTCGATACTTAAAGTTTTCATCACCTAATCTTTGGATTTCTCCAAGCATTGCTGAAATCTGTTCGTCTTTTGATAATTCAACAAACATTTCTCCGTTTCCGGTGCGAAGCCAATCTTCATTGACATTAAACTCTTGACAAATCAATTTAACAGTTTGTTCTGATGGAGAATTTTCTCCGCTTTCCATTTTGCATACAGCAGATCGTGAGACTAAAATTTTTTCTGCAAATTCGGTTTGACTTAATTTTGTCGATAACCGAACTTGCTTTATTCTCTCATTCATCCTTTACCCTCCTTTCACAACTATATTAACATTAAATGTTCATTAAGTCAACAAAAACTATTGACAATGTATATTTAATGTGCTATTGTATGTACATCAAATGAACAGGAAAGAGGTGAGAACATGAAGAAAATGACGTTCAGACAAAAGCGCGACTTACTTGATAAGTTTGAGCCGTTCATTATTGGAGGAGTCCAATTCATAAGCTCATTGGCTGGAGCTGCTGTCGGAATAGCTATCTGCTACTTTTTCTAAATGATATGTGGAGGTTGCTGTGATTATGGCAACGACAAATGGGATAAGGATATTTCTCAAAAATGAAAGGAAAAAGTATTCTTTATAAAATCTTCCTTTTGGAGAAACTATAAAGCTAAAATTTGATCTATCCGCAGATGTACTTACTTTTGTTACATATCCTTTATCCTGCAAATCCAAAAACGCTTGATATACATCTTCTTCATCGAATTTACCTATTTCGGAAAGTTCGATTGAAAAATTTGTTTTAGATATTTTCTTTAATATTATTCTTTCAATTTTTAGAAGCATGTTAATTCCTCCGTTTTTGAAAATATTATATCACAGAAAGGAAGCAAAAATATGGATAATTTAGTACACATTGGAAATGCGGATATTTCCATCAAAGAGTACAAAGGCGAGCGAGTGGTCACATTTAAGGACATTGACATGGTACATGAAAGACCGGACGGAACAGCAAGAAAAAGATTTAACGACAATAAGAAAGACTTTATTTTAGGAGAAGATTACTTCGTCCGAAATTCGGATGAAGCCAAGGGGGAATTTGGTGTAACCGCTCCGAACGGAATGTATCTTTTTACCGAGCAGGGTTATCTAATGTTGGTCAAGTCGTTCACGGATGATTTGGCATGGGAAGTACAAAAGAAATTAGTTTCTTCCTATTTTAATGTATATTTTCGGATGCGACTTGAACATTGTAGCAGAGTACGAAATCAGATATTGCGCATGAAAGGAAGTGATTGTATGAGCGAAAAGGAAAAGCGAGTTGTCGAAAAACTTCGTGATGCCATTCCGAATATGACAGATTTTCAGAAAGGATATGTTCTTGGAATGGTAGAGAGTTCTGCTTCAAAACATAGTGAGCAGGGCGAGAAAAACGAAACGCATAATGGAAAGGAGAATTAAAATGAGCAATTTTGAATTTCAGAAAGTTAATTCAAGGGTAATTCGTAGCGGTGACAACTATTTGGCAAAGGTTGACTCTGCGGAAAGTTTTTCAAGCATTTTCGTTGACGAGGAAACAACATATGGGGTTTCTGTAAGAGATGCACAGATACAGACAGGAGATTCGACTTACACACCTGCAATGGCTTTTACATATTCCATGGAAGATGGTTCCGTGCGTTTTATAGATGTTGTTGTATGTCCGTTACTCGGAACGTTTGTTTCTGACTGGTACTAAATTATAAAGTGGCAGAAAGGGGCATGAATGAAAAAAGTAATCCAATTCATCATAGGTGCGGTCGCAATGGAGTATTCATTAGTTGCCGCGTGCTATATGGATAGTGAGGGCGCGGTAGGGAATATAGCGGCTATTAAATTTGTAGCCGGTGCGGTAATTGCGGCAATCATGTATTACTGGTCGGAAGTAGACCGAAAGAGAGCTGAACTTGACAAGCGAATTAAGAGAAAACGCAGAATGAGAGAGGATGCATGGTAGGCGTTGTGTATATAAGTGGCACGAGATGTTCCACGAAAGAAAAGCGTATGCTTGCTGAACTTTTGGCAGGGAAACGAAAGAAACAGAATGATAAAAAGGGCTTTGAAAAGGTTCTTGACAGAGAAATGGAAGGGAGAAGCAATGGAGAACAGAATAACATTGATCGGTGATGTTGTATCAGCACCAAGGGAAAGCCATAAATCAAACGGTAAGAAATTTTATAAATTTTTCATCGGAGTTGAAAGAAGAAGCGGTGCTGCAGATATACTTCCTGTACTGTTTGATGAAGAAATCAGCGATATAGGAATTAGCGGAACGGTATGCGTCAATGGGAAGATAATTACCCGGCACGTAAAAACAGGGTCTGGAGAAGCCATTCTTATGTATGTTATGGCTGATACAATCACGAAGCCAGAGGATGATAGCCCTTTGAACGAAGTAAGTCTTGATGGAATTATCGAGGAAAAGAGGCTTAGAGAAACACCACTTGGTCGTAAAATCTGTGATGTGAAACTCAAAAATTTAAGAGATAACGGAAAAGAGGATTTGATTACCTGTATTGCATGGGGAAAATGTGCAGAATATACAAACTCACTTGCTTTAGGCGATAGGGTAAGCACGTATGGAAGATTACAGAGCCGGAGATACGAAAAAACATGCAAAAATGGTCATGTAATGGAAAAAGTTACATATGAGTTATCAATAAAAGGAATTGCGGGGGTGTAATAATGCGAATGATTTTAAAATCGTTACATGGGGAGAACTTCAAGGGAATTAAGAGCATTGACATTAAATTTGGGGAGAAAAAGACAAAGATTAGTGGGCAGAATGCAGTAGGTAAGACCACGATTTTTGACATGTTTTCATGGCTGCTTTTTAATAAGAACAGTGCCGGAGAGGAAAAGTTTAACGTCAGACCGTTGGATAAGGACGGAAACCGCATTGACAATGTTGAAATCAAGGTCGTAGGAGTTGTTGATGTGGATGGCAAAGAAGTAGAACTTTCAAAGGTTCAGAAACAGAATTGGGTTAAGAAGCGCGGAACCGACACCGTTACTTTGCAAGGCAATGTCAATTCATTTGAGATTGACGGTTATCCGAAAAGCGAAGCTGAATTTAAGGATTATATTTCCGGTTTGGCGCAGAGCGAGGAAATGTTTAAGATGCTGACCAATCCGCAGTATTTTTCTTCTCTGAAATGGAAAGACCAGAGAGATATTCTGATGAAACTTGTTGCAGAGGTTTCCGATGTGGAACTGGCACAGACCGATGCCAAGTATGCACCGCTGATTGATGAATTGGAGAAAGCGCCATCTACAGATGATATTCGCGCCAAGTTTTTCAAAGCGTTATCCGAATGGAAGAAGAAACAGGCTGAAATCCCGGTGCGTATTGATGAAGCAGAGAAATCCAAGATTGATATTGATGTGGCAGAGCAGGAACTTGCGAAAGCCGACCTGGAAAGAAAAATCGCGGAATGCGATAAGAAGATTGCCGGAGCAGATCATTCACTTGACCGTTTACGTGGTGAAGAAATGCAGTTGCAATTTGATATGTCCGGCATTATGCAGGTCATGAATGACGAACTTTCAGCAAAACGTAGAGGTCTTGACAGTGCCAAGGATGATGCAACACGAGAGTTCAATGACTTACACAATCAGATTCAGTCTGCGGAAAATCAGATCAAGGCAAATGAGAAGACAATTTTCGATACAGATGCAGAGCGGAAAAATCTTGGTGTTGAATACAATGCAGAATTTTCCAAGGCATTTGATGAAATGCCATATCTCTTTGACGAATCCAAGTGGAAATTTGATGAATCTACAACGGTTTGCTCCTTATGTGGTCAGAAGTTGCCGCAGGATAAGATTGAGTCTCTTAAGGCTGATTTTGAGCAGAAAAAGGCAGATGCCAAGGCACGTGCCACCAAGCAGTTAGAGGATGCACGCAAGGCATTTGATGATGTAAAAAACGGAAAGCTTAAAGGCTTGATCGCCAAGGGCAACACTTGCAAGGATGAAATTAAGCGATTAACAAAGGAAAACGCCAAGTTGCAGGAAGATATTGTGGCACTCAAAGAGCAGGAATCAAAGGCACTTGCAGAGCAGAATGAATATGCAAAGCAGTTATCTGAGATCCCGGCAGAAGCTGATTATTCGCAGAATGAAGAGTATGTGAAGCTGAAAACAGAGCATGACAAGATTCTTGCTGATATTGCAAAGCTTGAATCAGAGGGCGCAGACAAGGTTGTTACTGATTTGAAAGCCGAGAAAGCCGATCTGCAGAGTCAGCTTGAAGAGGTGAACAAGGTTATTGCGCAGGCGGCTAACAATGTTGCGATTGATGATCGCATCGAAACGCTTCGTGACGAACAGAAAGAAATCGGGCAGAAAGTTGCCGACCAGGAACAGATGCTTTACCTCTTAGAAGAGTTCATTCGTTTCAAGCTGAATAAGGTTTCTGAATCTATCAACAGCCATTTCAAGACCGTAAATTTCAAACTCTTTGAAATGCAGTTAAATGGCGGCATGAAAGATTGCTGTGAGTGTACTGTAAATGGCGTTCCGTATTCGACTTTGAACAGTGGTCACAGAATTGTAGCCGGACTTGATATTATCCGCTCGTTAAGCGAATTGTACGGTGTGAGCGTGCCGATTTTTGTAGATAACGCAGAATCGCTGAATGAGTTCAATGTGCCGGATATGGATGCACAGTTAATTCTTTTGAGCGTTTCCGAGGACAAACAGTTGAAAGTGGAGGGTGTGTAGAATGTCAAGAGTTGGAATAAGCAACAACATCATACAGCCGGATGCACGGTGTATGTCGTGCAAGCGTTGGAAGAGTGCAAGTAAGGGGTTCTGGGGAAGAGCCGGACATTGTTCTCTTCCGTATTGCGAAAAAGACGCGAGGAATAAAGGAAAGAGAGGGTTTAGAAGATGAAACAGCAGATTACCGAAGAAATGAAAATTCATGATGGGTGGTACAAAGAAGCGAAAAAACAGACCGTGGAAACACTTCCGGAATTTGTAAGGCATTTAACAGAAGATTATTCGCATGATTATGGAACTATTTGCCACGCAGTTGCGGCAGCAGGAATAGCAGCCATGTGCGCGGTTGACAATTCTCCGGCAGGTGGAATTACCGGATTTCAAGCTGGATGCATTATGTGGCAGGTTATTAGAGAATGGAACTTTCAGAACAATAAGACAGGGTTGAAAATTATTGATTATGACAAACTTCTTTATCCGCAGTATAAAGCTTCTTTTATATCTATAAGCAGTAAAATTTGGGAATCTGTCAAGAAAGAAGCTCAAAACAAAATTAACCAGAATAACGATGAAGTGGAAAAATGGAAGGTTGCTCATGATAAATGGGTTATTGATATGGAGAAGTTTAAAGTAGACGTTGTGGAATGGCAGAAGCAGCATCAGGAATACCCGACATATGAGGACAATCCAAAATTCTATGAGCATATTGGCTTTGGAACCGAGAAGGAATGGGATGAGGAAAATAAGAAACAGGAGAGCGGATTTATGTTTGCTCCAACGGAACCATGCAATCCAAGTGCTAGTCCAAATGTTATTACACATTGGCAATCTATTGTTAATGGAAACGTTCCATTTGGTTTGAAAATTGAGGAGGGATGATAAATGCAGTATATCAAAGCGAAATTTCCTAACAGCACCAGAAGCTATGTGTATCGCACCGAGGATTCCGTAAAAGCTGGTGACACGGTTGTAAATGCCAAGGGCGCAAAGCTGACCGTTACGGATGAAACCGTGGATATGAAGTGGGTGGATACCTACGGTGCTGATAAGATGGCAGTTGTGAAAAAGTATGAAGAAAGCGAGGGATGTGCATGAAACTGATCAGCAATGCAAAGTTTGGAGAACCGGTGGAAAGTGGAACGATTTTCAGAACTCAAGGCCACGGAATCGACATTTGCATACATAAAATTTGCGGTTGCGGAGATACGTGGTATCTTAATTGCAACGAATTGGGAATTGATAATCTACAGCTCAAAAGCGAAAATCTTTTCCGGTGTGTGGATGAAGCAAAGGAAATTCTCAAGCAGAAATTAGAACTGTTAAATGGGCGGTTCAATAATTTTTATGAAGATAACGATGTTAAGATGTTAAGACATTAAGAAAGTGAGGAATAGATATGGTTATCAAAACAAAGAGATTTTATGTAAACAGTAAGTCATGCAAGGTGGAACTTAAAAAAGAGGGTGCTGATTACCTTGTGGTAGTTGACGGCAATGTGTATGCAAAGACTCCGAACGAATTGCATGCGGTGCAAAAATTTAACGAGATTTAAGAAGGCGAGGAATAGAGATGATTAAATCAGATTTGGGATCAATAGAAGTAAATGGAGGAGAGCCGGTTATCATGGCTGAATTTGAAAGTCTTTTAGTGGTATTAAGAAATCTTCTTGGAGAGAAGAAATACAACCTTGTTTTGCAGGAAGCAAGTAACAAGGAGCTGTCCAAGGACGGTAAAGAAATATCAAGAAAAGGCGAAACAGAACGCTTAGTAGAAGCTCTCAAAACTTTTTTTAGTGAAATGGAGGATAAATAATTATGGCAGAGAACACAGAATTAGTAAAGGCAGAAGAAAAGACAGAGGTTGCAACACACAACAACAAGGTTACCGATTACAGCCTTGGAATTTTCGGAACATCTGATAATTTCATTATGGCTATGCAGATGGCAAAAGCGTTAGCCGAGTCAACAATAGTTCCGCAGACGTATCAGAAAAATCCATCTAACTGTTTGATCGCCATTGAGCAGGCGCAGAGAATGCACATCAGCCCACTTATGGTTATGCAGAACCTTTTTCTGATACAGGGCAAGCCAAGCTGGAGCAGTAAGTTTTTGATCGCGTCTATCAATGCTAGCAGCAAATTCGACATGGAGTTGCAGTACGACGAAACCAAGGACAAAAACGGAAAACCTTATTCTTGCACTGCGTGGACTATGAAAAATGGTCGAAGAATTGAGGGCATGGAAGTTAATATGCAGATGGCAGATGATGAAGGTTGGACGAAGAAGAACGGTAGCAAGTGGAAAACAATGCCGCAGTTAATGCTTCGTTATAGAGCAGCATCATTCTTCTCTAGCCTTAATTGTCCGGAGCTGACAATGGGACTTTATACCAAGGAAGAAATCGAGGATGGCGATTTCAAGGAATATCCGATGGAAGATTTGCAAGAGCAAGTCAAGCGTGATATTACGGAGAACGCCAACAGTGAGCCATTTGTTACGGCGGAACCTTGTTCAACCGAAAGTGCAGCAGTCGAGCCAGAGAAGGTAGCCGGAGAAGTTGCTGAGAATGACGAGAACGTACCGGACTTTATGAAAGATTAGGAGGTTGCCATGAGAGTTATATCACAGGACGGAACGCTTGATATGCCATACGAAGAGGTGATTATTCAGAGATTCAAGTCAAGGATTTATTTCCTGAACAAAAACTTAACAGGTGTTGAGTCGCTTACTGATGACATGCAAATTGCTGAATATTCCACCGAAGAAAAAGCGAAGAAAGCCATGGAAATGCTTAGAGTTGCATATGCAGGCAAATTTATCACAAATGCGGATATTCCAGATGATTTCAATGAAACGCTAAAGGCTGCTATGAAAGGCGGCTTTGGAACTGTGGTAGTTAAGGATACTTGCGAACGTGTGGAATTTAACAATCTGAATGGATATTTCCACTTTCCGGCAGAGGAAGAATTGGAGTAGCCTATGAAATTAAAAGTCTTAGGTTCCGGTTCATCCGGTAACTCATACGCCTTAATTGCCGACAATGGAGAAATCCTTGCAATCGAAGCAGGATGCAAATTTCTTGATTTTAAGAAGATGATTGATTGGAAAATAGCAAATGTTGTCGGTTGCATTGTGAGCCACGAACATGGAGACCATGCACGATACATAAAAGATTTTATGAAATCCGGCATTCCGGTTTATACGGCATTTGAAACACAGACAGCACTTGAAACCATTACAGGAGAGCGTACAATAGCCATTCCGCCGCGCAGACCACGACAAATCGGCAGTTTTACGGTTACCCCCTTCAATGTACCGCATGATACAGAAATAGAGTGCTACGGCTATTTAATTGAGCATGAGGAAATGGGTAAGCTGTTATTCTTGACCGACTTGGAGTATTGCAGATATGACTTTTCCGGCATGAAGGTTGAGCATATCATGGTTGAAGCCAATTATAGCATGGACTTGGCAGACCGGAATGAGCCAAACTACGAACACCGTTTGCGAGGTCATATGAGCCTTGATACGGCGCTTAAATTTATTCAGACAAACGACAACCCAGCTTTACGGAATGTCGTATTAATACACTTATCGGACACAAGCGGAGATCCCGCGTTATTCCTACAACGAACGAAAGAAAAAATTGAATATGGAGCAAATGTTTATGTTGCAGAAAAAGGACTAGAGGTTGATATGAACCTTTGTCCGTTCTGAAAGGAGAAAAGATGAAATTATACATTTACAGATTTTGGGGCGATAAATTTTCTTGTAGAGAAGTAGACGTAGAAGAAAAGCCAAAAACGTATATCATTACTGAAGAATCGGAATTTGAATATAAAGGACAGAGAATCCGCAAGGACGAAATTGGTGTGTTAAGCGGTTGCAACAGGGATATGGTCATTCTGACGGAGAAAGACAAGAAAAAGCTGTTGGAATGCTTATTAGCAGGCAGAGCACTATTGTTGAGAGTTGCCGAGTACGTCTTGAATATGAAGAGAAAAAACTTGAGACCATCAAAGCGGAACTTGAAAAAGAATAATTAGGTTGAAACACCTTGGCGAAAGCCTAAAAGAAACTATCTTGCTTGGCGAATAGTTATCACAAACCTTATTGAAAGCCATGTTTTGGCGGTACGGTTACCGTACCGCCCTTACAAAAGATTGGAAGTAAAAATTGAAATTATGCGAATACTGTATGGCTGAATTTGAGCCGAAGCGACCAGATCAAAAATGCTGCAGACCCAAATGTGCAAAAAGATACGCACAGTTTAAAAATTTTAAAAAGGCTGGAAGAATTGTGTATACAAGAATATGCCCGAAATGTGGCAGGCTGTTTATGACGATAGATGAACGCAAAGTTGATTGCCAAGACTGCATCGGCAATGAAGTTAAAGAACGCTTGAAAAAACCAAAGGAAAAGGACGATGCAATCAAGGCTGTGAATCACATGGCACGAGCTTCCGGTATGAGTTACGGAAAGTTCGTGGCTCAAATGAGCATGAAGCCATTGGGGAGGAAGTGATTGGGGTGGATTATAAGAAATTTAGACAGGCAAAAGCCATCGAAGCCAAAAATAAACAGAAGTGGCTTGCGTTGAATCCGAAACTGAATGATGAAAGCGGAATATACTTCTTACTTCGTGAGGATGAAAATGGTTTCCGGTATGCGTATATCGGGCAGGCACTGCATATAATCAGCAGATTGTGTAGCCACCTTACAGGCTATGAACAACACATAGACCTTAGTTTACGGAAGCATAAGTTGTACAACGAGAGCGACAATCCTTATGGTTGGCGAGTTGAATTTCTGAATTTCTCAGAGAGCCAGCTTGATAAAAAGGAGAAATATTACATCAAGTTATATGCAGATAAAGGCTATCAATTGCGTAATGTCAGTTTGGGCGGTCAAGGAGAAAATCGCGCAAGTGGTTCAATCGGAGAAAGAAAAGTGGTCAAAGGTTATATGCGGGGCGTGCAGCAAGGCAAAAAGACTCTTGCTAAGGAATTATCGCATATTGCTGAAAAGCACCTTGAAATCCGATTGAAGCCGGAGAAACAGGGTAACAAAGTTTCTGAAAAACAGTATGAGAAGTTTATGGCTTTGATTTCTGAAGATACATATGAGGAGAGTGATTAAATGGCAGAAGTCAAGTGGATTAAAATCACAACAGATGTTTTTGATGATGAAAAGATTCTGCTGATTGAGAGTATGCCGAGTGCGGATAGCATCATTACGATTTGGTTCAAACTTCTTATTCTTGCTGGAAAGCAGAATAACAACGGTGTGTTTATGATGAGCAACAAGTTACCGTTCACGGATGAAATGCTTGCCACCATTTTTCGCAGAGATTTGAATACGGTAAGGCTTGCGCTTAAGACCTTTGAAGAATTTGGAATGATTGAAGTTGTTGACAATGTGATAACGATTCCGAATTGGAATAAGCATCAAACACTTGACGCTTATGAGAAGAAAAAGGAACGTGACAGGCTATATCAGCAGAATCGGAGAAAGAAGCAGAAGAACCTAATTGAGCAAAAATCGCCCGATAAATCGTCTGACGTCGCTGTTTCAGATAAAGAAGAAGAAAAAGAAGAAGATAAAGAGAAAGAAAATATAAAAGAAAATTCGCTGTCGACCGATTCCGGAGATTTGTTTGATTTTGACGATGCATGGAAAAAGACTTTTAGTATATACCCCAAGAAAACAGCGTACAGTACCTCTAAAACAGCTTGGATGGATAAAGTGCTAGAAGTTATCGAAGAGAACCGACCAGACATTGCACGGCTGTTATACAAAGCCACAGAGGCATATTTGAGTGACTATCAAGAAAAGAATCCGGACGATACGGATTTTCGGTACATTCCAAAATATGTTGATTGGTTGAAAAATGATTGCGATTATTGGTTGCAGATCGCAGAGAAACGAGGTGATTGCAGTTGACAGAAGCAGAGTTCGGAGTGATCGGGTGCGTATTGATTGACAATGATGTGCTAAATAACATCTGGCGAACACTGAAACCGGAAATGTTTAGTTCGGAATTTGCACAGGATACATACAAAGAAATGCTTGCTATGTATGACCGGAATGAAAGTATAGATCCTATGTCCTTGTCAATGGCACTTGAAAGCCACAAATACACACAAGAGCAGATTAGCGAATTGATGAAATCCTGTATTACCGGAACAATCACTTCAACCATGGTTAAAAGTTATGCCGATGCGGTTGCGAAAGAATACAAAGCAAGAACGGTTCGTGACATGTATCAGAAATCCAGTTTAAAACCATGTGACATTGATGATACAATCAGCGATCTTCTTACAAGACTTGAACATTTGCAAGAGGGGAAAGAAGTAAAGTTAAAACCAATGAAGCAGATTTCAGTTGAGAATAAAGACAAATATTTCAACGAAAGTGTTGGAGAGGGCGGTATAAAAATCGGGTTATCACAGCTTGATGATGCGCTTGGAGATCTTGAACGCGGTGACGTAACAGTAATTGCCGCAAGACCGGCAGTCGGAAAATCCGCACTCACAACGCAGATTATTGGGAATATGGCAAAAAGGAGACTTAAGGTCGCATATTTCAATTTGGAGATGAGCGATAAACAGGTGTATGAGCGATTTATTTCAAGACTTGCGGAAATCGGCTTAACGAGGATCAGAAGGGCAAAAGCGTTTCTCGGTGATGAACAGGAAAAGTTTAACCAAGCAAATGAAGAAATGAGCGATTATCAATTATGGATTGCGTCCGGGACCGTATCTCCAAGAGAGATAAAATCAGAATGCAGACACCAAAACTTTGACGTTATCGTTGTTGACTATCTACAATTGCTTATGCCGGATAACAGATATTCTGGAAGAAATGAAGAAGTAGCATCAATTTCAAGAGGTTTAAAATCGGTTGCAAGAGACTTAAATACGCATGTAATAGCACTTTCGCAGATAACAAGGGCTTCCGAAAGCAGAGACACAAAAGAGCCTACCATGGCAGAGTTGAGGGAATCCGGGGCAATCGAACAGGATGCGTCAAACATAATTATGCTGTGGAATCTGTCAGACAATGACAAGGGAGCCAAGGGTGTAAAAATCGAGAAGAACAGACAGGGAATGACAATGCGTGAAGCAATGGAATTTGATGGAGATCACATGAAGTTTGTTGAAATCGAAAAACCGTTTGATGATGTTGTTGCGGAAATAAAAAAGAAAGAACGTGGGGACGGATTTAAGCCATACAATGGCGATTGTCCATTTTAGAGGTAGTGGCTATGGCAAGTGCAAAGATTGAAAAGGGTTCGGAAGAATGGCAAGTATTTATGGATTATTGGCAATTCATTCAGAAATACTATTCACCGGACAGCACTGATTCTTGGTGGGATGAAGTTGTAAAAGCCGGAGAATCATTGATAAACAAATACAAAGGAATGGAGATTGAAGAGCGTGCAAGACAGCTTGTATTGAGTCATTTTGCATGGTTGGAAATCACATACAGAAAGGAGAAATCAAAGAAATGAGCAATGCGTTGAGACGGAATAAAAAGCCAACATTTTACACAAAACAGGAAATGCGGATTATCGGGCGAAATGATTTTGAAAAGAGAAATTCTGATAAGGTTATATCAAAATCATACAAAGATTTTGTCGTGATTGGGTACATAATTCTGCATGACAAATTTGGGTTCGGACAGGCAAGAATCATCCGGTTGCAGGATTTTTTGAAATCTTACTTGGATGAAGCATCATGCGGCGGGAAGAACGGAAAGGACTTGGCTGTTTACCTGAAAGACAAATACGGCGTTGACACCAAGGCAGAAGTTGAACAGATTCCGCAGCGGCAGTTAATGGTCTTATATGCCAAGAAAGGATTTTGTATCGAGCGTGAAGCCTACAGACTTTCCAGCGCGTCATTGTTTAACTATTTCGCGCTCACGCTTACGATTCTGAAAAAGGAATTTAAGCTGTCTGTGAAGCAGTTACAGCAGTTCACGGACAAGTTTATTGACTACATCGACACATTGGCTAATTACAAGCAGTTTCAGTTGACGGTGCCGATGATAGCGCAGAGTTTGGCGAATGAGATTAAGTTTATATGTGATTTGGAGGTTTAATATGACGAATAAAGAAAAATACGGAAATGAGATTATAGAACTTGCGACAAACACAGCTGTGTTTGGATTAAAAAATGGAAAGCCTGCAATTTGCGAAGAAATTAAATGTGAAGAGTGCGATTTTTATGAATCAGATTCGTGCAAAGGTAGTACGTATAATTTCCGCGAATGGCTTAATTCAGAGTATGTTGAGCCACCTGTTGATTGGAACAAGGTTGCAGTCGATACGCCGATTTTGGTAAGAGATAGCGAAAAAAATTCGTGGGAAAAAAGATATTTTGCAAAATACGAGAACGGAATAGTGTACGCATGGGGATACGGAGCAACATCTTGGAGTGCGCGCGGAAGTGGCGATATAAGCGATTGGAAAATGGCAAAGCTGGCAGAAAGCGAGGAATAGACATGGAGAGATTAACAGAGCGGACAGCGGATGGAATCTTAGTAAAAGAGAATTACAAGAAAGAAACATTAAAAACCTTGTATTCGTGCTATGGCGAAAAGCCTAATTCATATTATTCCAACTGTGAAGAAGGTTATTGCGCAATGGAGAAGTTAGCGGATTACGAGGACTTAGGGGAACAGGGCAGACTTATCAAGTTGCCTTGCAAGGTGGGAGATAAAATTTTCCTTGATTTTGCAGGATTTGGAAAAGATGTAGACAAGTTTACAGTTAAGGACTTCCATTTGGATTGTTTTAAAGATGGAGAAACTATATTGTTTTGCGATTACGAATCAAATGATAGGACTTTATCTGGTCAAATTGATGTAATGGAATTTGGCAAAACAGTATTCCTCACAAAATCCGAAGCAGAAGCAAAACTGAAAGAATTGAGAGGTGGGGAAGATGAAAGTAGTAATTGACATACCTAAAGATTTCACAGGAGATTATTATGTTGACAAATTCAAAGATTTCTTTTCAAGGGTTATTGCGGATATTGATTGTAAAGGTATGTGTGGTAGATACGAGAAAGAAATTGCTGAAATGTTTTTAAAAGTATTTGATGATAGTGAAGAAAAGATTTCTTGTAACTGCCAGCACAACAGCAATCCAAGAGATAATGAGCCTTGTTGTGGATGTGATAGCAAAGTTTCAGAAAACGATGATACAAAAAACAAAGTTACATCTCTGGAAATTATCGTAAGGATGATAGACAACAAGCCGTATTACGAAATCAAGTACAAAAAAGTCGGCGAAGATTATTACCATGTAGGTTACAGTTCATTCAATATTGATAATGTATTGAAATGGCGTGATGAGTGTTTTGAACTTGTTGATGTGAAAGCGACCAATGCCGACAGGATAAGGAATATGTCGGATGAAGAAATGGCGAAACGTATTGCAAGCAGTTCAAACTTTAATTGTTCTGATTATTGTGATAGCTTTTCAGATGGGTGTGCTTTCAGATGCAATACGAAAGAAAGAAAGTTGGCATTAGTGTTAAATTGGCTTCAATCAGAAGCAGAATAGGAGAGAATATGGAAGATAGATATTTGTTCAAGGCAAAGAGACTTGACGATGGAGAATGGGTGCAAGGTAATCTTATTCAAAGCTGTGATGCAACAGATGGATGGGAATCAATTATAATCCCTGTCAAGAATAGTAATATGTTTACAAAACATATTGGACATGGTTACGGAAACCTTGGATTTGAAAATTGGTACAGAGTTAACCCATCCACCATCTGCCGATGCACAGAACGTGAGGACAAGAACGGCAAACTGATCTGGGAGAATGATATTGTAAAAATAAATAATAGCAAGGTGAATACGCTTATAACATTTAGAGATTTTGAAATTATATGTACAATTCCTAACGAAAAATATTATAAGCATAGGCTTGAATATGATACTGAATATGAAATTGTCGGAAACGTATTTGACAATCCGGAATTGTTGGAAAGTGAGGGGTAATATGACAGAGAGTGAAGCAATTAAGATATTGAAGAAAGACAGTTGTTATGAATGCGCACAAGGCACAGACAGCCCGTTTAATTGTGAATATGGGGGATGCAGAGTTGCAAAAGCTACTAGAGTAGCAATCAAGGCGCTGGAAGAAGTTCAGCAGTACCGCGCAATCGGCACACCGGAAGAATGCCGGGCGGCTGTGAAGAAACAGAATGCCAACAAGGAATTGGAAAGTCACGATGAAAAACACATTCTTAAATGCTGTATAAGCCTTATGCAGGAAATGGTTAATGAGTTTGCAGAGTGGTACAGATGGCAACATGGAGAGGATGCGATTGAGGAACTTGACAAGGAAGAGAGGTTTTGTTTTAGAAAATCATACTTCCGCATTGTACAGGAACTGTTTCTTTTAGGCACAAACCACTCCGGCGGTACATCTACCAGAGCGAAGTGTGAGCAGTTAAGTGTTGATAGTGCAGAAGAAATTGAATTTGATTGGAGTGATGAAGAATGATGTTTCAATCGTACATAAATTTCTTTCTACTAATACTTATAGCCATTAGGTTAGATATTCTAACAGAATTTGGAGTTAAGCTTTTTTGCATTCTGTCAGTTGTAGGGATGATTGGACATGAGATTTTTGATTATTTGAAAAGAGGAGATAAAAAACGATGAAGCTGATTGGTGCAGATGCACTAAAAGAATATTGCATGAATGCAAGTAAATCTGATGATGATTTTAGGAGAGTAAGTTTGGCAACATTGGCAAGCGTGATAGATGCACAGCCGACCGCCTACGACCAGGACAAGGTTGTGGAGCAGTTGGAAGACTATAGTAATGAAGAAGCACACTATTATAAAAACACTCCATATGAAAAATGCATAGAAGAGTGCATAGGCAAAGCAATCCAGATCGTGAAAGGCGGTGGAGTGAATGGCAAAAAGCAGAGCTAGTAAAATGAACGGCTATCGTAGCATGGTAAGCCGTCAGAAAAATGATGTTTTTAAGTTTAAGCCTAAAAAGAAAAAGAAAGGGTGATGGTATGGCTAAAGCAGTATTGATTATGGATATGCCGGAATCGTGTTTTGGTTGCAACTTTTGCCATATTAACAGCAATGGCGGAGAAGATCGTTGTCAGGCATTCGAGGTGTCAAGAGTAGTTAATTCTGAAACATACGAGAAGCCGGATTGGTGTCCGCTTCGGGAACTGCCGGATGAAAAATGTGGTGCATGGACAGATGGTATGATTGCAGCATATAACAAATATTTAAGTGAAGTTTTAGAAAGAAAGGAATAACGAATCCTCGGTAAACCGAGGTTGCAATTTAAAGGTTTGTGGATTTATTGAAAGCAGGTGAAAGTGATTGAATAAGCCTATATTAGATGTTTGCTGTGGTAGCAAGATGTTTTATTTTGATAAAGAAAATCCTAATGTATGCTTTATGGATTGTAGAGAGTTAGAAGATACTCTTTGTGATGGTCGTAAGTTAAAAATAAAGCCGGATATAGTAGCAGATTTTCGGAACATTCCATTTGATGACAATACGTTTTCCATGGTTGTTTTTGACCCACCGCATTTGTTAAAAGTTGGTGAAAAATCTTGGTTGGCCAAGAAATACGGAAAGCTATCTGATACTTGGCCACAGGATTTAAAGCAAGGATTCGATGAATGTATGAGGGTTCTGAAACCATGCGGAACATTGATTTTTAAATGGAACGAACAGCAAATAAAATTATCGGAAGTTTTAAAATGTTTTAGCAGCAAGCCTATATTCGGGAACAAAAGAGCAGATACGCATTGGATTGTATTTATGAAAGTAGGTGATTCGAAATGAATTTGCTTGAACACTATGTAACAAACATAACTCATGTAGAACAGATCGAAAAGAACGGAATGTTGCTTTTCAAGGTTGTATGTGATGTTGATTGCTATGGTAACAAAGAGATACAGAAAGAAGTTTTGCTTTCAGAAGATGATTATGCAGAAGCTAAAAGTAAGGGCTATTATTTAGCCTAAAAAGAAAGGGTAATTCAGAATGAAAATTTTAAGTAAGAAAAAATACAATAAACTCATTGAAGATTTTGAGGAATCGCAGAAAAAGGTCGAGGAACTCAAAAGGATAAACGAGAGTATCGGGAAAAGCTGGAAGATAAAAAGACAAGTTGCAAATTGAACAATGGCAAGGATTTCTGCTTTAAATGCGAAAACTCTTACAGATATAAGACATATTGGGGAGGAATGGAAACCGAAAAATGCGGTTGCTTGCTTGCTGCGTCTTGCGAGGATTTTAAGAGAAAAGAAGATAACTAACTAAAAATCAAAGAAAGGAATAGGTTGTGCGCACATAAAACCGAGGTTTCCTTTTGGTAAGAGAAAATGTTAGATTTTGGATATTACAACATGGATTATATGCAAGGAATGAAAGAATTTCCCGACAAATATTTTGACCTTGCGATTGTTGATGTGCCTTATGGAATTGGCGAAAGCGGCGGTAAAAACAAGAGCAGGGGTAAATTAGCAAAGCCTACTGATTATAAGGATTATATCGGAAATGATAGTAAGGCACCGAATAAAGATTATTTTGGGGAATTATTCAGAGTATCAAAAAACCAAATTATATGGGGTGCAAATCATTTTATAAGCAAAATTCCATACGATAGCAGTTGTTGGATTGTTTGGGATAAAGTAAATGGAAACACAGATTTTGCAGATTGTGAACTTGCGTGGACTTCGTTTGATACTGCAGTAAGAAAAATATCATTTATGTGGAATGGAATGTTGCAGGGAAGTAGTATTTCAGAAGGTCATTTAATGCAAGGCGACAAAAGTAAAAACGAGAAAAGAATACACCCAAATCAAAAGCCAGTTGCATTGTACGAATGGATTTTAAGCAGATACGCAAAAGACGGAGATATTATTCTTGACACTCATGTAGGCAGTGCGAGTAGCTTGATAGCTTGTTATAACACAAATCATAAATTTGTCGGGTTTGAGCTTGACGAATACTATTACAAGGTATCAAAGCAGAGGTTAGATACCGAAATGGCACAAATGAGATTAAGTGATTATATTTAACAGGAGAAATGGCTTATGAAATTTACAAAATTCATTAAGCCAGAACTTGAACAAATCAAAGAAAATGCCAATTTCACGGAAGAAGAGGAGAGAATTTTCTCTCTTCTCTGCCGTGGTTTTTCACAAAAGCAAATATCCACAAAAGAAAATCTATCTCTAAGAACGATAGAGTACAGAGTGAGAGATATAAAAGACAAAATAGAAAGAACGGGGGTATTTGATTGGATGAAAAAGAACTGTTGAAATATGCCGTTGATAGTGGTATTCTCGACATAGCACTTGTGCAGAAACAAGTCACTATGCAAAAGAGAGAAAAATTACTCAACAAAAACCCTTATAAAATCTATCAAGGAAAGGATGAGAACTGGTACTCATATCTGCCGGATGAAGTAAAAGGCAGACGTAAAATCAAGGCAAAGCGCAGAGAAGCGGTCGAGCAGAAAATCATTGATTATTGGAAAGAGAGAGAGGATGACCCTACAGTTGGGGAAATCTTCAACCGTTGGATTTCACAAAAGCTGGAACTTGAAGAGATAAGCAGGGCAACCTATGACAGATACTTAATGGACTTTCAGAGATACTTTGACGGTATCAAAGATAAGAAAATCAAAAGAATAGACGAATGCGACCTTGAAACGTTTATACGAAACAGCATCCATGATTTCAACATGACTTCCAAGGCATTCTCAAACTTCCGAACGCTGATTTATGGAATCTTTAAGTATGCCAAGCGGAAGAAGTATGTCAAGTTTTCCATTACATACACGCTGAAAGACATGGATATATCGCCAAAAGCGTTTAAGCACGTAGTCCGAAAGGCAAAAGACCAAGTATATATGCCGGATGAAAAGGAACGCATGGAGATGTACCTTAGAAATCACTTAGATATCGTAAACCTTGGATTGCTATTTATGTTTAAGACAGGAGTCCGTGTCGGGGAATTGTCGGCATTAAAGCGGAAAGATGTTGAAAACTACACGGTTGCAATCAATTCTACAGAAACACGTTACCGTGATGATGATGGTTTCCATTATGAGGTCAAAGATTTTCCGAAATCAGAAGCCGGATTGCGATTTGCTATCTTGCCGGATAAGTACAAATGGATTCTTGATGAAGTACGAAAGAGAAATCCCTTCGGGGAATATCTATTTGAGAGAGATGGAGAACGGTTGAAATCCTACAATTTTCGTGAACGTTTGCGGTATATATGTGAACATGAACTGCGAATGAAAGTGAAATCTCCACACAAAATCCGAAAGACATACGGAAGTATTCTTCTTGACGGAAAAGTGAAAGAGTCCACAATCCTTGATACTATGGGGCATACAGACATTAGTTGCACAAAAGATCATTATTATTTTGATCGTACCGGAATTGAGGAAAAGAGACAGGAACTTGACTTAATCGAAGCATTATGAGTCCCTAGTACTCAAAGGTACTCAAAGAAAAATTGATAGAATGGCTATTTTAAGCCATTTCAAGGCAATTACTCTAGGGTTCGATTCCCGTACGGACTGTTTTAAAAGTCGCATAAACACTGTGTTTGCGGCGTCTTAAAAAAATTGGTACTCAAAATGGTACTCAAAAATTGAACACAAAAGAAAGGAGTCTGCGCAAGTGCTTTAGATTCTTTTCTGAAAATGGTAAACTTGGAACGCTGTGGCGTTCTTTTTTTATGCGGTTTTTCTGCTTATTTTTTGCGGAAGAACCGTATTTTTTTATGCAAAAATATAAGCATAGGAGGGATGCGGAATGTTATTTACAGATGAAATTCTTGAAAAAATCTTAACAAGAGAAGATGTGTCAAAGGTTCCGCTTGTGTATCAGTCAGCAATGATTCACGCAATCAAGGAAGTATTGGAGGAAGAGAATGTATCAGATGCAAAATCAGAATATGGCATTTAACCCAAACCCAAGCTATGCCGCTTATCAGTACAACCCAATGCAGAGGTTTCAACAGCCAGAGCCACAGATTCCGCAGATGCAACCACAGTTTCTTGGAATCCAAGGAAAAGTAGTACAGTCGGAATCAGCGATCATGGCGAATGATGTACCTATGGATGGAAGTGTTGCGTTTTTCCCGATGCAGGACATGAGCGCAATCGTTGCGAAACAATGGGATGCCAATGGAACAATCAGAAAGACCGTTTACAAGCCTTTTAATGAGCAGATGGCAGATTCTTCGAGTGACGATAAAAGAATTGAAATAGGGCTGTCTGACGATGCGACAAAGGCTATTACTGACAAATTGGATTGTTTGTTTGGCAAAATGGAAGAGTTGGAAGATAAGTTATCTTCGCAAGCGCAAAGAAAATCTTCACGAACACAAAAGGAGAGTGAGTCTTAATGAATCCTATGCAGATGTTACAGGGAATGAAAAACCCACAGCAGTTTTTACAACAAATGATGGGGAATAAAAGCGTAATGAACAACCCTATGGCTAGAAATGCTATGCAGATGGCACAAAAGGGAGATTCCAAGGGCATTGAGCAGATGGCTAGGAATTTGTGCAAAGAAAAGGGAATTGACGCAGACAAGGCTTTTGAATCGTTTAAAAGTCAATTAGGAATGTGATACTAATTCTTGCAAGATTATGTATATAAAAAATGAATTATGGAGGTAAATTCTATGTTTAACACAGGTAATTGTGCATCCGTTCCGCTTGTTGCGAACATTGACGGAAACGGAAATAACAATGGATGGGGCGCAGAAGGCTCATGGTTATGGTTCATTATCGTTATCTTCGCTATTTTCGGATGGGGTGGATTCGGTAACGGATTCGGAGGAAACGGAATGAATGGTGGTGTCGGAAGCGAAATCCAGCGCGGATTTGATAATCAGGCGGTTGTGTCAAAACTTGATGGCATTACAAACGGACTTTGTGACGGATTCTATGCAGTGCAAACCGGCATGAATGGCATCAACACAAACATTTTGCAGACCGGATTCGGCATTCAGCAGGCTATCAACGCTGATACAGTCGCTAACATGCAGAATACAAACGCATTACAGTCACAGCTTGCTAACTGCTGCTGTGAAACAAGAGAAGCTATCCAAGGCGTAAACTACAACATGGCAACTAACACTTGCGCGTTGCAGAACACCATGAACAGCAACACGAGAGACATTATCGACAGTCAGAATGCAGGAACACGCGCTATTCTTGATTATCTCTGCAATGAGAAAATTTCTAGCTTACAGGCAGAAAATAACGACCTTCGCAGAGCAGCTTCACAGGATCGTCAGAGCGCACTGCTTACAACTCAGATGGCGGCTCAGACACAGCAGATTATCAACGCGGTAAATCCGTCTGCTATTCCGGCATATGTTGTACCTAACCCAAATGCTTATGCATATGGATGCGGATGCAACACAGGATGTGGCTGCTAAAACTAAATAATTGAGTATCTTAATTGAGTTTAACTCGATCATGTCTGCTATGCAGTATTACTTATAACCAAAGGGCAGACTATAATGTTTGCCCTTATTTTTTATGGAAGAGAGGTAAAAATAATGGAAGTAACAGGAATTGCATTACAAACCGTTGCCGCTGGAGAAGATGTTGCATTTACAGAAACGGCAGTAAATGGAACAAAATGTATCGTACACAGACAGGGAAGTGGAATTATCAAGTTAAGAGGTATCACAAATCAGTGTAAGGCTAGATTTTTGGTATCGTATTCCGGCAACATTCAGATACCGACAGGCGGCACAGTTGGAGCTATATCACTTGCCATTGCAGTAGACGGAGAGCCTTTACAGTCAACACGAATGATAGTTACTCCGGCAGCAGTACAAAATTTATTTAACGTTTCGGCTCAGGCATACGTTGATGTACCTTGTGGCTGTTGCAGTACAGTAGCGGTGCAGAATACATCTACACAGGCTATTGAAGTACAGAACAGTAATTTGATTGCAGTAAGGGAGGCTTGATATTATGCATAAGTTTGCGAAACAGATTATGGATTGCGTGAAAGCCCACGTCGACGGCATTGGAATTGAGAATTTTGAGGGACAAAACCTTGATGATCTCAAGGATTGGACGGAGATTGCAAAGAATATCGTATGCTTTGACAAAGACTATAACATTGTTGAAGACATGAAAAAGTCTGAAAACGAAGAAATCATGCGCATGGTGGAAGAATTTGGGGATTATCCGGAAAGAAGATATTACAATGAGTACCGGTACTCAAATGGAAGATTCGCACCGAAAGGACGCGGAACACGCAGAGGATATGTAGAACCGCCGTATTATCACCAGATGCCGGAAGATTACCGGGAATGGGAAAATATGTCGGATGCAGAGCGAATGAGAGACCTCGACCGAATGAGTATGGGAAAGATGTATTATTCAGAGCCTATGAGTGGCAATAATGGTATGAGTACCGGTACTCACGATGCAAGAGAGGGCAGAGCCGGTATGAGCCGGAGAAGCTACATGGAGACAAAGGAAATGCATAACGGAAATTCACCGGAAGATAAGGACGCAAAGATGAAAGAACTTGAAAAGTACATGAAATCTCTTTCGGAAGATGTGACCGAACTGTTTTCCGGTATGTCCCCAGAAGAGAAGCAGTTGACCAAGACAAAGCTGACTACGCTTGTCACGAAAATGTAATAGAGAGGGCATTTTGCCCTCTTTGTTTGTGAGGTGGTAAATTGTTCACGATAAACAATGAAATATGGAATTTGGTCAAAGTATCGCGTTACAGCGATATGCTACAGAGAAGTGACGGAAGCAGAACGGTAGGCATGACCGACAGAGACGCGAAAACGATATATCTTGCGGATGATCTACGCGGAAGGTTCCTTGACCGTGTGTTATGTCACGAATTATGTCACGCGTTCTGTCTTTCCTATAACGTATACATGGATATTGACACAGAGGAAATTGTAGCGGACTTCTTGGCTACATACGGAAGAGAAGTATTTGAAATAGCAGACAGATTATTGATTGAACTTATGGAGGTTGCATAATGGATAAAATTTCAGAACTCTTACAGTACGTGCACCGGACGAATCCGGAAATGACTAGGGAAAGGCTGATAGAAGAGCTGAGTAAAAGTGATTATGCGGCGCGGTCTTTGATTTTTACGAAAGAAAATTTCGTTGCGCTAGGGCAAAAATAAATCCGGCGGTTTGAATCGCCGCCGGAATTGTGTCAGACTTTCGGAATGTAAGAACCTTTCATTGAGCCCGTGAAATAATCTCTGTAAATTCAACACTATAAAGGTCTTCTATGATAAAATATTAAAATCATAGGAGGCCTTTTATTATGGCAAACAGAAAAAAAGAAGTTTACAAACCAAAACCAATGACCGAAGGAAAAAGAAATCTTATCCAGGGTCTGCTTCAGGAGTACGATATCCAATCTGCTGAGGATATTCAGGATGCTTTAAAAGATCTGCTTTCCGGAACAATTCAAGATATGCTTGAAACGGAAATGGATGATCATCTAGGCTATGACCGTTATGAAAGATCCGGTGAGCCTAACTACCGTAATGGTATGAAATCCAAAACTGTCCGTAGTAAATATGGTGAATTTCAGGTAGATGTCCCTCAGGATCGCCAGAGTTCTTTTGAGCCACAAATACTTCCAAAGCGTCAAAAAGATATTTCTTCGATTGATGACAAGATTATCTCAATGTATGCAAAGGGAATGACTACTCGACAGATTTCAGAAACCATAGAGGATATTTACGGCTTTGAAGTAAGTGAAGGAATGGTATCGGATATCACAGATAAACTCCTTCCACGAATCGAGGAATGGCAGAATCGTCCTTTGTCCCCTGTGTATCCTATCGTTTTTATTGATGCGGTACACTTTTCTGTACGTGATGATGGTGTGATCAGGAAACTTGCAGCATATGTCGTGCTTGGTATGAATGAAGATGGCATGAAAGAAGTCCTAAGCATTGTTGTGGGCGAAAATGAAAGCAGTAAATACTGGCTGTCTGTCCTGAACAGCTTAAAGAATCGTGGAGTTCAGGACATTCTCATTCTCTGCTCTGATGGTTTGACCGGTATCAAGGATGCAATCTCTACGGCATTTCCAAAAACGGAGCAGCAACGTTGTATTGTACATATGGTGAGAAACACGCTTAAATACGTTGCAAACAAGGATATGAAAGCATTTGCAAAAGATTTAAAGACAATCTATACCGCTGCAGATGAAGAAGCCGCAAGAAAGCAGTTAGAGTCTGTAACAGAAAAATGGTCTGCCCAGTATCCAAGTGCGATGAATCGCTGGCACGAAAACTGGGATGCAATATCCCCAATCTTCAAGTTTTCCAAGGAGGTTCGTACCGCATTTTACACTACAAATGCCATAGAATCGCTGAATTCCTGCTATCGTAGATTGAATAAGCAACGCAGTGTATTTCCAAGCTCTCAGGCACTTATGAAAGCCCTATATCTGGGAACTTTCGAGATCGCAAAAAAGTGGACAATGCCAATCAGGAACTGGGGAAAAGTTCGTGGCGAGCTGGAAATCATGTACCCTGACCGGATGCTGATATAGCAACAAAAGCTGGAATATCAAGAGTAAATATACGCCCAGATTTTCTGGGCGCTCTTGACATACCAGCTTATTTTTGCTATTAAATAAACAACGGCTTAACAGCAGAAACCGCTGTCAAGCCGCATCAATTATCATAGAAGATCTAAATTTACAGAAAAAATTTCACACCGTCCTTTCATTATCTCTATAGCGAGTTTCGCGCCTTCCGTCATGTAAAAATCATTATTCTTTGCACAGCAACTAAAAAGCAGTTCCTCGAACTCTGAATATAAATTTTCACTTAATAACCCTTTTAGCTTCTCTGTTAAGGGTGAGAAGTATTCAACAAAGGCATTTCCGGTTTCATTGTCAAGCTGACTTGAACATACAATTTTAATAAATTCATCCATTTTAGTAGTCTCCTTCTTCTGTTAATAAATAGTTGATATATCCTGTCGCAAGTCTGGCAAGGCTTTTACTGCCATCCAACAAATCCAATTTGTACTCTGGTCTATAGCCAAACCTCTGCACATAGAACTTTTCTTCAAGTTCTAAGTCGTAAATGTCAGATAGCTCCACGAGAATCTTGTGATATAAAAATTTTCTCGTCCACCCAAACTGTTCCATGATAATTTTTAATTTCCAATTATTTTTTCTGAACCACGCTCCGCGTGATGCGTCCAATTGCTGTTTTGAAATGTAACAATCTGCAAATAGGTCATCATTTTTCGGCAATGCCGCCTGTGGTTTCTTTATGGCTTTCTCCATGTCGGTAAAACGTTTCACGTATCGGGCAGTAAATACGATGCCTTTTTCTCCGTTGAATTTGTTCGCAAGAAAATCACATCCTAACTTGGTTACTTTGTAGCACTTGTTTTCTTTTCCGGATTCATCTTTGTAGGTAGACGGAATGAAATAATCACTCGCACCTAAATTGTGGTGAGTCAAAATTTCAATGATTCCTGCAATATGTTTTCCCCTTACATCTTGTCCTTCCAATTTTCTTAAAACTCTGTCGTGACGCATTTCCATCATTTCTGCAATCTCTAAAGTAGTGATGGTTTGTTCTATTTGTGCCATATTTGTGCCCCTTTCTGTAACTTATCAATTACTGTTGTAACTCTTTAATTACATTATACGGTTTATTTTGTGATTGTCAAGTATTGTTTGTAATTAAATAATTGAATAATAAATTTATTTATGATATTATTGAAACACGTCAAGAGAGAGGAGGCGGTACATTGTTTGCAAAAATCGTAAAACATACGCTTATTGAAAAGGAATTAAGAGTGACCGATCTAGCAAGACTTATTGACACCAGCTCACAAAATCTTTCGCAAAAAATGAAGCGTGACAACTTTTCAGAAAAGGAAATGCGGCAGATTGCGGATGCATTGGGGCTTGATTTAGAAATTGTAATGAAAGAGAAGAAATAAGAAAACCCGCCTAACTGGCGGGTTTTGATGAAAGAAAATTTTTCCCGCGCCCCAAAAAATATTTCGTAATTTTTTTGTACCCCCCTGGGGTAGCGTTTTAGGGTCGAGATTCCATTTTCACGGATTTCCAAAAACGTGTAACAAACGTGCAATTATCTGCGACATTCCGCAAATAACACAAATACACTATATGTTATGCCATATATAGATAATTCATTGATGATATTTGATGATATTGCCGATCACAGGCAAACGCCAGAAGACGCCTGCCCGGCTATAGTTACAGTCTAGCATAGACCACATTTTACCACTTGTCAAGATAGTTTTTCCCATCGTACCGGCTGTAAGTGTGTGTTATGTTTTCCGTCCTTTGCGTGATCTGTAACCAATCTCCGCCACGCTGGGCGGTTATTTTGATTTTTGCAGACTCCACCCATTCCACGCCCTCAAATTTGGAATAGCCGCACATTTTGCCGGATTCCACAGGATAGCCAAGAGCATCCACCCGGCGCATGATTTCCCTTTTGCCGATATACTCATATTTCCCCATCTTTCACACCTCCTTATATTGTGTTTATTTGTCAATTTGCGCATGGAAACCGATTTCCATGTAGCCCGCGCTCCCGGAATCGAACCGGAACGGATGCACCAAGCACGCGAAAAAGGCGGAATGGTACCGCCTAATTATTCAAAAGGTATTTCACGGCTTCCTTTTCCTGCTCCGACAAATACCAATATTTACCCATATCCCTTATATATGGCTTATCTGTATTTACTTTGTAAACGCGTGAATCTTCCCGAATACATCCGGCAATCATTTCACACCAAATAGCAGAACCTTTTTTATAAAATCGTGTAACAGTATGTGCGCCGGAATCGTGGCGCGTTGTGAAAACGGTATGCCTTTCAATATCTTTTTGCTTTTCGCGCGCCTGGATAACTGCACCGCGCACAAGTTCGCTATAACTTCTCATGTTTCTACCTCTTTTCCTTTTATTTACTCATTTTTGAGTAAAAACCGCCGCCGGTAGTGATCCGGCGCGCATTCTTTGCGGCGGGGGGTTAATAAATAAATATGGCGGTATAAAATCCGCGGCATTCTGTTACATGATTTTTACATAGCTTTTTAATATCACTTATAGCCGCGTATGTCTCTTTCGGCGGGTACTGTCCTTCATAGTCTGTGATTATACGCAATGCCGGAACGTTTTCACCGGATCCGTTGCGGTTGTAAACCGTGATAAATTCTGCATTATATCCAGATGCAGACAACTTTTTCTGTAATCTTTTCAGCTTTTCCATGACCATAATTCCTCCATATTCTAAAATTTCCCGAGTATTCCGGTTGCGCCCTGTCTCATCAGTGCAGGTGGGGCAGTTCCTGCAAACCGCCAGGAGTGGCGGGGGTGG